GTTTGGCTATGAAGTCGTCGACCTTCCTGTTGAATTCGTCGGCGCCGCAGGTGCATTCTTTGCTTGGTAGGCTGTCGTCACAGCACCCTTCCGGGTGTTTCGGGCATGAATACCAACAGTCGTCGCAGTAGTAGTGCGGCCGTTTGCATGTCTCCAGGAAAGCTATCACTTTCTCGATGTTCATATTATCTTCTCCTCAAGGTCGTTCTTGTTGACCAGGTTCTGCTGTACCAGGCCATTCTCCGTATAGCTGATGGCTGCTAATGATGAACGCGTATGCTCGTCGACCGATATGAATGCGGTTGAATCGGACGGGTACTTGTTGTTGTAGGCGCGCATCAGCTTCTTCGCGGTCTTCAGCGCTTCCTTTATGGTCGGTATCCATGAGATATCGACCCGGATGTCGAATGACAGGAAGTTGCATGGGACTAGCTTGTAGTACGTCCATACCTTCTTCATCTATCCTCCAATGTGCAGATGTACCGATTTGGCTATGACGAGTATGAGAGCCGTGGAGCCAGCTAACAGTATCAATATACCCAATATCCCCCGCCAGGTTCGTCGCGTTTCCACCTGTTTCGCCAGCCTTTCCGCGTCGCCGATTGGTTCAAATGGGATCTGCTCTCCGTTCATGAACCTGGCTACTGGGAACATCGTCGGATGTATCGGCTGGTCCGGCCAAGTAATGCTTGGATTGGGACGCCTGCTCCTTGCTGTGTTGATTATGTCCCCATGTTCAAGGAGACCATTCAGCAGAGCTGTTTGTGACGCGGTCAGTCCGTTCCCGGACTGTTTCGGTATGGTATAGAGCGGTTTCATAGTATTCCAAAGACCCGGAGCGGATTCCCTAGCGGGCTCCCTCCGGGTCCAATAAATAGGGGGAATTTAGTTATGCCTGGGTGGCTGTCGCTTCGAGCGACTTGACGAGCGTCTCGCCGATTCCCGGTGTCGGTGCCGTCTTCCTCTTCTCCTTCTTCTTGCCGCCCTTGGGAGGGGTTACCCGTACCCATTTGTCCCCGCACCATGGGTGGGCGAAGAACCAGCGGGTCGCCGGCTCCTTCTCGTTCCTGTCGCGGTAGTTGTTGGAGGGGAAGATGTAGTCATGTGTGGGCTTCTTGCTCTCCCTGTTCGGCTCCATCCTGGGGTTCTCCAGGACGATTACCGCCTGGTTCATATCCCATGACTTGCGCTTGAGGATCATCCCCTTCTCGATGACGAATTCCTTGATCTTTCTCATGGTTGCTCCTTATACCCGTGTTTCCAGGATCGCGATCTCCTTCTTGATCCTCTTGATGTCGGCTTCAGTCAGGTCCTCCTGCGTGGCGCCGTCCTTGACATTGATGTTCTTCCAGGGTTTCTTCCCCGATGCAAGTTGCTCTTTGAGGCGCTTGAGTGTGCGTTCCCTTCGTTCTTTTGCATGGTCTGTTCTCAACTTCACAGTTACCTCCATTGAGTTGGTTATTTGTAGTCCTCTATAGTTCGCAGATGATCATGTCGCCGAATTGTGCTGCGTTCTCCTTGAGTTTGAGCTTCCGTATGTATTCCTTGGCGGCCCTGACCGAACTGAATTCCGCCCTGCATTCGATGTCCAGTTCTTCCTGGAGGCCGCGCAGTACATGTGTCTTCCAGTAGTCGTTCCAGCCGAAGAACCATCTCCATTTCCTCTCCTGGATATAGAAGATGTTCTCCACCTTGTCCAGTAGGATACGGAATCTCTTGCTTTCCATCCTGTTTCTCCTTCCATTAGGTGTCATTTGCGTTTCTTGTTGATCCTACTGAAATGGTCTCCGCAGACGCGGAGATATCCCTTCTTGTAGGGAGTCCCGCATGTCGCGGTCTTCTTGCATCCTTTCCATTGGCATCCTCGTTCAGGTATTGGATGCGGGTCTGACCAACCAAGGAACATGAATGCTGCCTTCAAGTCGCTGTATCCCGCAGTTGTTATCCTTGGAGGGTTGTCCAGCGGCATTGCAAACTGTCCACACAGGCTCTCGATTACCTCGCGTGCCGTGGCGTTATCGGCCTTCAGGTCTATAACTTGTGCCTTGAGCTTCTCTATCACTGATTGCAGTTGTCCTATTATGCTCATGCTTCCCTCACTTCTGTGTTGAACATATCGCCCGTATGAGTAAGCGGGTAGAGTCGGATGAATTTGGAATGGGCTACGTCGGTATTACCTTTGTTGGCGCCCGGAAATGGTAGGCTGTTGACACCCCAGTCTCCGCGCTTGACCCAGTATACAGTCTCATTGTCTCTGTTTGTGTTGACGCTGCTGACTATTGTCTTATGCCATACTCCTTCCATGTCCATGACTTCAACTTCATCTCCTGGCTTGAACATCTTCCCTCCTGATATGCCAACAACCATGAACGGATGGTAAACAAACAGCGTGCGAGGAACTTCCCCCACACGCTGTCTAATCATTTGGACAATCGTTTACTCTTCCAGATCCTCTTCCGTCACCTCTATCTCGGATGACAGGACGATAGTATCCTCTTCCTCTTCGACGCCCTTCTTGATGATGAAGTCCTGGCGCGGTTCGATGTACGTCAGCAGCTTCTCGACGAAACTGCCTTCGGACACGTTACGCTCAGTGTTCAGCGCGGCAAGGTAGAGGTCCTGAATCTTCCCGGAGTTGACGATGTGGGCTACCGGCATGCGTTCGGCTATTACTCTTGTGATGTTGCCGACCCATCTGCCGTTCTTCGTCAGCGTCTTCCAGACTGCCTCTATGATGCTCGGCTTGAAGAAGCCCGAGAGGCTTGATGCGAACGTCGTATGGTCCATCTTGAAATCCCTGAACGCCCGGAACGCCTTCTCCAGGTCCTTCCTGTCTGTCATCGAGTTCTTGCAGTCCAGTCCGGCCTGCGCCAGTACGTGGTAGACATGGCTGGCTATCTTGATTCCCAGCCGTCCGTACGGCCTGAACATGAGGTTCCTCAGGAGGTTGCCGATGTTGCCGGCGTTCGCTGTCGCACTCTTCATGTAGCTGAACTCCACTGCGGAGTCCACCTGCATCTCGAACAGCTCCTTCTGTGTCAGGTCGGCGTTGTACAGTTTGAGGAACATCGTAGCCTTCTTCTCGCCATACCTCTTCCGGATGTCCTTCTTGTCCTCGGATATCCCGGAGTTGTGGAAGTACCACCTCTGTATGGACAGGTCGTTCTCCCGGATTGTGTCCTTGACGGTGAATCCTTCCAGGTCCTTGTTGGTAATCAGGTGGCTGAGATGCTTCTCGATGCCGAACCTCTTGATGTCTTCCTGGGCTTCCTTCGTAACCGGCATCAGGGCTATCCCCGTATCGCCGTCGAAGTCGCCGTCCAGCATCTTCACGATCGCCGGGTTGATGTTGATGGTCTGTCCGTTATGGACTCTGACCCGTAGTCCCAGGATGTTCCTTATCTGATGGACCGGATTCCTCTTGACCAGGCACCTTGCGTCCATCTTCTCGAACGCCAGGTTGATCTCGCCGATGCTCGGGTCCTCGATGTCCTGGAGGTTGTATGCTCGCTTCCAATCCTCGTCTTCCAGATAGCTGTAGACGGCTTCGTATGGGATTTCGCACATGTCAAGTTCCAGCCTGGGATTGCTCCCAAGCACTGCGTTCATCGCGTACTTGACCCTTGGATGGATGGTGTTCCTCAGCAGTCCGCTCTTGGTGAATATCCTGGAGCAGACGCTGTCGATGAGCTTGTTCATCATCTGGTTGATACGCCGCATGAATCCGAATACCGCGGGAGAGCCCGCATGCGATTCGTAGCCGCGGAACTGCACCAGAATCTGGTTCAGCTGCTGCTGGATATCGGACAGCGTAGTCAGGTCGGTCGGTGTCCGCCAAGTCCGCAGGCCGGGCGGTATCCTTAGGAACATCTGCTTCTTGCCGTCCGACATCAGGTGCTTGAAGCCTATCCCGTACTTGGACATCCACGAGTAGTCCTCCGTAAGGACGTGCTCGACGTATTCGTGGTCGTATGAACGGGCCCTGAGGGCGCTGGTGAGCGCGTGGAAAGTCAGCTCGATACCCTGGGGAATGCGGAGCCAACTGTGGTTATGGAGCAATCTGGGGTCCACAACTGTCCCTGTCAGGTCCTCCGGAAGCTTCCGCGGGTCAACCACCTTGTTGATGACGATGTCGTTGTCAGGGGCCTCGAAGAACGGGGTCTTCGTGGTGCCGGTAATCCTGCCCTTTACGAGCTCGAATCCCATGCATTTGAGGTGTTCGTTCAGGAGCTCAGGGGAGTTGGTGCTGAACGTCTGGTTGAGGATCTCCCTGATGAGCCCTTCCGCTCCGACGGCTTCCATATGGTACATCGCGTCGGCATACGTGTAGAGGCCGTAGCCCCTCGGAGTGATGCCGATGTAGTTGGTCTTGGTCTTGTTGGAGTAGTTGAGCTTCTTCCTGGCATGCTGGGAGATTCGGATGTAAGCTACCTTGCCGACGTTGATGTTCGGGTAGCATGTGTCGTTGACCGGGTCGACCAGGGTCAGTATGTTCCTTCCCGGTAGCGAGTCTTCCTCTTCCTTCAGCCTACTGGCTGACGCCCGCTTGCCCAGGTACGGAGGGATTATGATGTCGACCGGCCAGCCATCGATGGTACGGGGCATCTCGCCCGGTTCCATTATCTCTGCGATAGTGACCTTGTTGCCATGGAGGTCTGCCAGCTTGTCGCCCTTCTCGAGCTTCATGACCGATGTGGTCTCGACCGCTACCATGAACTCGTCGTCCACCTCGGTAGGTACTACTTCGAGCTTGGTGATGATCCCATGGTACTTGCTCCTCAGCTCCTTCTTCCTGTCGTTATAGGTACCCAGGACTCCCCTGTTGATGAACGGGGCGTTTGTCCTCATGATACCCGAGTAGTCGTACGGGTCGAAGTTCCCGCAGGAACTCACTTCCAGTTTGGGATTCTTCACGATGATGTGGTCGATGTCGACCTGCATACACCTGAACTTCTCCGCTGCCGATGCTGATATGACGCAGCCGTCCTCTGGAGTGAATCCCATGTAGGCCATCCGGGCGGCCAGCAGCTTGGGCATCTCCTTCCATTTGTGGTTGGTCAGCATGCATATCTGGGTGACATACTTGGCGACCACCTGCCTATTGGTGGAGCAGTGCTCAAACCATGGGTTTACGCTCTGGGCGTATGAGTACCGTCTTCCGTTCTTCTCGACCGTTCCTTTCGCGACTACCAGTCCGGCTTTCTCGCTCTGTAGAGTGTCGTTCGGGACCAGTCCGGAGGCCTCTTCGAGGAGCGGTATCATCTGCGATGACCACGGTATCTCGACCTTCTGGGACGCAGTCTTGGCCTGGATGAGGTTGAAGATGGCCTCCTGTTTGGAGATGTTCAGCTTCCTGATGGCGTACTTCGCCCTGCTTTCAGTCAGGTTCTCGAACACCATCTGGTAGACCTTCTTGACGATGGTCTGGTAGATGAGCTCTTCCCTGTCGACGATGCGCCATACCCTCAGTTCCCCCTGGAATACGTTCTGGATCCTGGGTATTCTCGACCTCTTCCTGAATATCTGCCTTACGGCAGCCAGGGAGAGGATGTGCTTGTCGGTCGCTTTCCCAGTCAGTGCCCTGAACTGGTCCACCCATATCGGATGGTCTATCAGCGTCCTCTTCAGAAGCCTCTTGGCCTTCTCGTCATTCTTGATGCTTGCGCTCTCGAAAGAGCCGTCGTTGAGCCTGATAATCCCGTTCTTGTCGACAGTGATGTGGTTGTTGATGACGATGAGCTCCGACGGGTCCATGTGAATTGGCGCGAATTCCACCGTATTCCTGGACACCATCAGGGGATACTCGATTATTGGAAGTTCGAACTTCCTCGATATGTTCCCGGTACTCTCGACAGTTACGAGCGTCCTGTCCGAGAGCTTCATCCGGGATATGTTGATAACCGTTCCGTCAACTTGGACGTGCATAGTTATTCTCCCAGTATTAGATGTGGATTTCTAGGTTGTCGTCGAAGAGCCTCCATTTGAACGCCCCCACAAGCAACACCGGCTTGAATAGGTCTATCTTGATAGGGATGTGTACCAATGTCTTGACGTCGTCGGCGATTATCAGGTTCCCTATGTCGCACCTGAGAATCTTCCTGTCCTCCGACTGGATGCCGAACTTGCTGATGACACCGTGCAGTCCGCTCTTATGGAACTCCTCCTGTTGTTCCTTCGGCAGGCTATTCACGATTTCAGCCAGGCTTGCGTTGTCCTTTATCATCTGTCCTCCTTGGCTTTCACCTCGCTTAAGATCTGGGCCCGTAGCTCCCTGTCTCCGAGGTACGCCCGTTCGCACCTCTCGGAGCACGTCTTATGTTTCCTCTTGTGCGGTTTGCCGCAGATGTAGCATTCCTTGAAGCCTTCCATCCATTCGGACATGCTGTCGGTCTGCCCCGGCATACCCGAGGATACCATGTCGAACAGCGGCTTATTCAGCCTGATTGGCTTTAGCTTTGGTCTTTCTTCCATGTGCCCTCTCCTTCTTGCGTCTTGCTGCTATGTCCAGTCGTGCCTTCTTCCAGATGTCAAGTATCAGCTTTCTTGTCGCTTCCAGTGACATTGGTTCCCTCCCTTATTTCCATGTATTGCGTGGCGTCCCTTGTTGTCACATACACTTGGTGTCCGGCGGCCTTGGCCTCCTGGAATATCCTTTCCTTGTCCTCGAACGATAGGTCGGTTATTAAGTAGCTCTTCAACACTTTCATTCATGCCTCCTGTGCATACCAATGAATATGAATTTCTGTTTAGTGTGGGCTAAACAGCCGTACATTATCCAAAAGGAACTGCGCACTTGCGTACACAGTCCTGGCAGGTCTTAGTTCCTCTGTTCTCTTACGCCGTACGGGCGTCGGTCTCGAGTTGTTCGGTTTCCGATTTCGCCGGAGCGGGCTTTCCAGACTGCTCCTCCGATTTCGGTGTCTTCTTCGGCGGGGCCTTCTTCTTCTTGGTCCCGGCGATAGCGTCGATAATCATCGCGTCGATGATGTCGTGGATGCTGGAATCCACGGCTGATTCCGTCGGGAGACGGAACTTGTTCTTGGCGGGGTCAGCGCCTTCCTTGGGTTTCACGACCGAAGTCGTGTAGCCGTCGAAGGTCTGGTACCAGCCCAGGCGCGGTTTGCTGGCGTCCTGCTTGTTCTTCCAGACGGTGAGTCTGAGTTTGACCGAGCCGATGGGGGTGGTGATGGTCACGGTGGCATAGCCGAACTTCATGTCATCTTCGTATGACCTGAAGCCAATGGAGATGTGCTTGCTCACGTCGGACCGCTTGAGCTCCTCATAGCTCTCCTTGCGAATCTTGATGGTATCGTTCATGTGTGGTTGCTCCTTGGGGAACCAACCTGCCAAGGATGACTGCGTCAGGTTACCCCGGCGCAGCCAATGACCTAGCTGAGAATTCTGGCGATTATCCGTCTCGCCTGCTTGGAGATGCATCTCCGCATTGCCCCTCCTTACTCTTGGGATTTGTATCGGGACTAGGGATCTCGATATCGGATATCATCTCCTTGAGGACGTGATTGTTCCCGGCCATGTCCCCGAAGTTGTCGAGGAAGCATTCCGGGCAGTCCTCTTCGATTGGTACACCATGAATGCATTCGAACTCGTCCATGAACCCCTGTTCCTGGATTGAGTCTTCATGCTCTTTCTCGGCTATTGTTCGGTCTCCGAGGTATTCTGGCATGTTCACTCCTTCAGTTTCAGGAATTTGGCTTCATGCTGGTCGTAGAACGCCCAGTACTGTTCCCGATGCTTCTCTGAGCATGGGCTGAAGCACATTTCACATTCATGTAGGTCTGACTTGAATGTCTCGTGGTCATGGTGGTGCTTGAACCATTCTCCGATTGGTGTTCCCTGTCCGAAGTGTATGACTGGGCAATGGAGTTCCCTTATGGGCAGTGGTTTACCGCCGTCCATCCATTCTTGGTAGGAGATTCCGGCCTTCGAGAAGTGGATTACCTGCCCAGCATGCGTGACGTCTTTGTCGGTGATACAATATCCTCCGGCAGTCTGGTAGACGCGCTTGATGGTCGGGTCGAGTTTCCTGCCATTGAACGGTTCGTACTCATGTACGATATGCTCCTTACCCGTTCCTTCGCATCTGTAGCAGACGACCGTCGCTCCGTCGCGTTCCGCCATTCCGCGGTATAGTCCAGTTCCTCCACATGCCGTGCATCTGACATCGTGTTCGAATTTGAGTTTCGCCATGTTGTTCTCCTTTAGTCCAGGTCGATTTCGGCGTCGCATTCCGGACACGTAATGCGAGTGTTTCGCCGTATGCTTGATATTGCGCTTGTCAGGGCGTCGATAACGTCGTCCGCCTCGACGCTGGATATCACTGTTCTGTCGTTGATGATAGCCTGTCGGCGGTCATAAAGCAACTTCTTGAGGACCGCTATGTCCCTTTGTTGTGACATCTCTTCTCCTTCCGGCTTCCTTGCCGATGTCTTGTAGCTTATTCGATAGCCTCTTCCATTCGCGCATTGCGGATTCCCTTCCGAGATCCGAGTCCTGCTGGTCGCCTTTCTCACACTTCACCGGGTCCAGGAGCCGGCACTGCGACGGGCGCTGTTTGTACTTGAGCGAGCATCCGTATTCCGTCAGATGGATGCCCGGGTCCCCGCCCCATGGGTATGAGAATATGCCGTTATGGCTGTCATTCTTCATTACCATCTTTGGCCTCAGGAAGTAGACTGGTTCGGTATCTTCCCACCTGTCAATCTGTGCCAGGCCCGAGGTAAGGAGGTTGAGTATCCTTTCCCAGTCTAGGCTTCCGTTCCGCTTCCTGAAGTCATCGGGGTAGTAGAACCCGGGGAAGAGTTTGCAGCATTCTCCGCCGCACTTGGAACATATGTTCAGATTCTCGTTTGACACTGGCTTCTCCTTGTCATAGGCTTATCTTGGGATATCCTGCCATTCCTCCGTCGAACCATTCCTTCCAGGCTTTCGCCCAGTCTGGACGGTAGTCGTCGGGTTCCAGGATCCTGTGGGGAGGCTCACCGGGTTCGTCCTGGTACAGGGTGCAGCAGAAGATCGGGCATCTGTCGCATAGGTCGCCCTGTCCCCTGTATTCCTTGCCCAACCGGCATTCCGGTACGCATACGTCGGGGAATTCCTGTCCGCCGATAATCATGTGTTACCCCCTATGAATACCACGTTCGGGTATTTGGCTGTGTCCTCGAACTCCTTGAGCTTCTCGATGATTGCCGGGCGGATATTGAACATGTTGGCGAGTCCGCCGCCAAGCTTCGTAATCATAAAGGTAAGATCGGGATTACACAGAATGCGTTCTCGGAGGAATTCGGTTTCCGTGTTCAGGATATGCGTATATTCTTCTGGCTTATAATGGGATTCGGGCCTTGAGTCCGGATACTTCTGGGTGATGAATCCGTAGGTGTTTGGCAAGTCCCTTAAGGCTGCCGCTCCGCCATGTCCGAATCTGGCCATGTTGTCGCCGAATACGAATATGCAGTCCGGGTGTTCGCGTAGCCATCCTTTTGTAATATGGTCAGGATAGGTCATGATTTCCTCCGTTTGAGCTTGATCTCGACCCATTTGGGAGGCCAACCCGCAGAATCAATGGGACAAAGTTTCGGCCCAAGTGAATCAGGTTCACATCCTTTAAGAACCAATAAACATGGAGTTGTTCTATTCCTCAAACTACACTCCTGGCATACGAATCGTCTTGTCTTGGTCATGCACTTTCTGTGTGCGCATTCCTGGGCGTATGCCATCTTTATACGTATCTGTTGGGCACCTTCTTTGATGAGTTTGCGGCACAATCTGCATCTTGCTCGACCGGTTCCTTTTGATGGTTCTATTAGCATCGGTTTACCTCCTTAAGGTAAAAGTGACGGGGCAGCTGGGACGTCCAGTACTACCCCGTACATGTCCTACTTCCGATGGATATTTCAGGTCCGGGCGTTTCGGTTCTTCCCGGACGACTCCGTATTGGCGAGAGTCCCTTATGTCCTTTGGAGGGGAACATAAGTTCGGTCTGCCCTAGTGGGTTATCCGAAAACAACTGCGTCCAGTCGCGGGTATCCCCCACTTCAGGACGCAGGAGCGTTTTTGTTCACTGGGAGAGTATCCCAGGCTGCTATGGACTTTCACCATATTCAACAGGTAGGCCTCTCCTACGATGCAAAAGGAACTGCGTCCAAGCCACCGAGGGCTTATTGGCCTGCCTCGGCACGTTTATAGCACAGAGAGACTCATCATTACACGCATGTCGCCACACATGCTATCACGGCCCTGTCTGACGGATACGCAGTCCCAAAAGGGACTGCGTCAGGCACATCCTTGTGTCCTGGCGCAGATAGGGAGGGAATCATCCCATGATTGCCTTGAGACGGGATATCTTGTCGCCACCGATTTCCTCGAACTCACCGGTGGGCGAGAGCGTGAACAGCCTCCATGGGTCGCCGTTGTCCGGCTTGAACCAGCACATGAACCATGCCCTATGGTTCCTGTAGATGTCGGCATATACCGAGCCGGCCTTGTTGGGGTTCTGCTCAAGCATCGTTCCGCCTTCGACATCCAGTATCCTGATTTCCATAGAGACCACGGCTTTGACCTTGAGTATGAGCTCCTTGTCGAACTTCATGGTGCCTCCTGTGTTAAAGCATCAACGATTTCTCCGAAGGAGACTGCGTCAGGTCTTCCTGGCGCAGTCGTTGGTTAGGCGGTTCTTTCCGACTCTCCGTCGGGGGTTGACTCTGCGCTCGCCTGCTGGGCGGGCACATGCTCCTCATGTGTCTCGACGAACTCGGAGGACTCACCGGTCAGCATCGAGGAGTTCTCCTCGAGTATCCGGTTGATGTAGGCTTTCAGGTCCCGTGACAGGAAGCCGTGGGAGTGTTCCTTCGTCCCGACCTTGTAGTCGAGCTTGCCGATGACGCCGTAGCGCTTGGCCTGGGACTTGGGGTCCTGCCACGTGAAGACGGGGAACGAAGTCAGGACGCTTCCCATCATGCTCTTCACAGTCACTTCCAGGTATCCCAGAAGTTTCTCGGACTTGGCCGTATGGTACGGCCGGAATCTCAGCGACACCGCTTCCGATGTCGTCGGTATGACGATTTGATTAACCATTTGCTCTACCTCCTTGTGGTATAGGATTAATCGAAAGGAACTGCGTCATGCAGGCGCAGTAATGAACACTGTCTCGTGTTCGACATCAAAGTACGCCCATTCCGAGTGGTATCCGTTCCCGCTGTCCTGCGACAGGTAGACTTTCTGGTCTTCGGTTACGAGCCACTGTGTGCGTTCACTGATGTTCTTGTGTTGGAACAAATTGGCCATCTCGAACATGCAGAATATCTCCCATGTGCTCCCTTTGTATAGGAAGCCCAGGTTGAACAGGTTGATGGCCGAGCCTTCTGCATGAATGTCATTCACCAGTTTCGTGGTAATCATGGTGTCCTCCTTGCAAAAGGAACTGCGTCAGGTCTTTGACACAAGTTCCATTATGGAGACCTCGAGGTATTCCACACGTGCCCTTGACTTGGCCAGTTCCTCTTTCAGGTATAGAGCCTGCTTGAGCGTGGTTTCCATCCAGGCAATCTCGGTCTCGATTTCCTGCCTGTGAGATTCTATCAATTCGCCTTGGTTCATGATGCCTCCTTGTCCGGATAAGACTGCGTCAGGCATGGTGCCCGACGCAGTTTAGGAGGGTGCGCTATGACTGAATCATTCCAGTGCGAGCCAGATGATAACTCCGGCTACTGCCAGTAGTACAATCATGTATCCTCCTTGTCGGTTTACTTCGCCAGTTCCTTCTGGATGCATTTGATGAGCTCCACCCTGGTGATGTCCTTCATCATCGAAGCGCTCTTCAGGTGATGGGGATTCCACAGGATGACGTCAATCCGCTTGTTGACTTCTGCGCCCAGGAGTTTGGCCAGCGCTTTGGCCCGGACTTCCTGCGCCTTCATCAGGTTGATGGACTTGTATCGTGTAAGCATCTGCGCCTCCTTTCAAAAGGGACTGCGCCAATCGCTTGGAGCAAGTCCGCATGACTGCCATGAATGGTTTGCTGTTACGCCGAAGCGGGTCGCTTTATCCTCTCCCTCTTAGGAGTCGTACCACGTTGGGTTTCGTGCAGTACTTGACATGGACTGTTACCGCCCATATCCACTTGCTGGCCGGGGTCTGCCCGCACTCATTAAAGGCTGGACGCTTCTAATCCCACCTGCCATCTGTGACAATCGAAAGCAACTGCGTCAGGAACTTCCTGGCGCAGTCTCGTGGTTACCTGATTGAGTACCTGTAGTAGGTGGGAGTTGCTCCACCACTCTGGAAGTAGTTCTGGTACACGTTCCGGTTGTTGTCCGTGTAGAATGATAAGCCTATCATTCCATACGATATCATTACACCGTATTGGTCAGGCGTGGTTGTCGTCGCTTGAGCTTCTGTTCCGTCGGCGAATCCGAATATAACTCTCACATCCAACGTTGTAAGATTACCTGACGTATTGGTCAGTCTTGTAACGAAGTTGGATACTGTGTAGGTAGTATTCATTGTCGTCCACGGTACGATGAAGTTGGTCGCCGGGGCCGATTCCAGCTTGGGCGCCATAGGATTCATCTTCGAGCAGGCAGATATGCATGCGATGATTGCCACGATTCCGATGAGCAATGATGTCTTCTTCATGATGATTCTCCTTGTATGGTATCTGAAAGGGACTGCGTCAGGTCGGCGCAGTCCATGTTTGCGTAGCCTGCGATGCGAACGCCAGCAGGCGTCGAGCAACCGGAGGGAATCCGGCTGGGCGCCCCAGACGGATTGCGAGGCGCATGCAAGTGAGCAAGCATGCGTAGCCTCTTGGTTTCACTGAAGGTCTTGGGTATGACTGCGTTGCACTCGTGAGCCCTGCGACAAACGGGTCTCGCCCCTGGACGACAGAGTCGAATTGCCGGCTCTTCCGTCCCGGGCGGGTTCTCAACCCTATGAAAGCGGACAATGGCGCACACCTTAACCCGTGTGCAATACATTTCCGCCGTAGGCGTACCCTATCGGGGGTTTAAGTCGAAGAAGGTCAGGTGCTCTTCGACTAGTCTCTTCCTTTTGGGCTGTGCCCCATAGTGTCTGCCGACTTCTTGTCGCAGAAAGCGGTCTGAACCGCATACCTGTTCCAGGAGTTCGATGAATTTGGCTTCCTTCCTATAGTAGGAAGGCATGAGAGCGTCCATGCGCCTGACTGCGATGGCTACTCTTTCGACGTCTGACAGCATGTGTCCTCCTTCAGAATGGGATGGTTGGGTCACCGAAAGGGTCGTTTGGCGTCTCTTCCGGTTGGCCTTCGTTCTCTTCAGATATGTCTACGCCCATGCCCCGTAGTATGTCCTGGGCAAGCTCTTCCGTTCCTCGGTTGTTCCGTCTGCGACGTGACCTGAGGGGTGATGCAACTTGGGCTCTCGCTTCTAGGTCGTCGCTGAGCTCTCGCATTATCGACATCATCCTTTCAATGGATTCTGCGTCTGGCCATGTGAAGCATTCATGGCAAGTGTCATTAAGCGATTTCCTGCGACAGTCTAGTACTGACATTCCGGATGGGAATGTATGCATATTGGAGTTTGTGATGTAACGTTCCGATGCAAGTTTGCATATCAGGAACACCTCACGCTCCGTGAGTATGTCTGGTTCCTTCCTCTCCGGTTCCCATGTGTCGCCGGCCTCCCTAACCTGTGCGGTATAGATTGGCTGGCTGTTCGGGCTTCCGTGGTTCTGTACGAACCCCGTGCGACGGGCCAGTTCGATGCGGGCATTGACCTTTGCGTCGTGGTGGTCATGGAACTCGGGCGAGAGTATCCACATCAGGTATGACGTGGGTACATCCCGCCATTGACTGCCACGGTAGTCGCCGAAGCCTACGAGGTTTGTCGCAGGCATCTGCTTCCCGTCTTCAGTTCTACCGTCGCAAAGTAACGGATAGAGTCCTCATATCCGTTGACTGTTTCGACGTCGTCACTGACCTGCGGGTCCAATACCCGTATCAGGGACTTCGTTTCCTCGATGAACACGGACCGCCTGCGGTCCGTCCTCAGGACGAACTCGTAGATTGTGTTGCCCTCGTCGCTGACCTGCATCGAGTGCAGGTCATATCGACTGAGGTATGAGCTGAATGTCGACTTGCGGTCCATGCTTCACCTCCTTGCCGAGCCTCTCGCTTATCGCCCTCATGATGAGCGACGACAGGAACGAGACGCCGATGTCCAGTAGGGTGTTCGCCACTATCGATGCGATGACATAGAGTATCGTCACCTCACCGGTCAGGACGCACACTGCGATTCCCACTATGATGTTCGACAGCCCCATGGCTATGACCATCTCGTGGTTGTCATAGACGACTTTCCCCAGGTTGTCCGCCTGGTGGGCGATGAACCTGTTGAATGCGCCGGCCAACCGCTTGTTGAACTGGCTGTTACGTTCACGTATTCGTCTCGCCATGGCGAGCCTCCTTGTGTTTAGATTTCGACGATTCCCTGCGTTAGGTTATGCTTCCCTGACGTTCAGTTCCGGTGCCGGCGACGAAACTGTGTTCTTATCCCGTGTTCCGGGGTTGTACTGCGCTTCGTCGTATGCGTATTGCCTTGTTGTCGGAGTACCGGATTCGGATTCCATCTTCACGGCGGTCCATTCGCCGTCCGGAACGGATTCAACGCACTTATGCCATTGGTAGTCGTTCATTATGTCGCCATTGAACGATTGCATTGTGTCGACGAGCCGGTACCACCAGCCAACTTTGAACTTCATACGTTCTCCTTTCATAGCGATGTCCATACAAGTACGCAATCCCTTAATCGCATGCGTGTCGCATGCCGATAAACATGAATAGCCTACACCCTTTATTCCCGCATATATGCGGGCCATTCCGGGCATCCCTCAATCGGCGGGCATCATCCCTCCCGGTCAGGATACTTATAGGGTACACCCATCAGGATCCTACTCACGGGACAGGACCTATGCCCTTTCAAACACCTGTTTACCCCAGGTTATTCGCTCAAACAGAGCAAATTACGGGGGTTATTACGTGTTTATCACGGGATTCCGTGCGAAACCGTGCAAACCTGGAGAAATGACTCACTTTCCGTTCGATATTCCCCAAACTTGACGTGAATTCGCCGTTATCTGGAAACACGTTTCACTTTGGCGGGTCCCTGCCCGCTATTTGGGCTCCGCCCAAGCCCATTCATCCTTTACTGCGTAAGGATTCATCTATTATTACGCTGGGTCCCTGCCCAGCATTATGATATGCTCGGGGGCCCCTGCCCCCTCGCTTGAGCACAAAAGGGACTGCACCCCTTTCGGGAATGCAGTCTTGATGGCTATGCGGTGGCTTCTGCCCCAGCCATTGGGGGTGGAGGGTCCTGATTGGCCGGCACTTTGGAGCCTTCTTTCATGGCTTCCTTGATGACCGGAGCGTCCTTGTGGACTTTCTTGATGGCCCTGACAGTCGCTTTGCCGAGTTCTACCAGGCCTTTGACAGCCCAGTAGGCCAGGGCGACGACTATCGGGATGATGGCGGTGATTCCACCGAACGTGACAGCCATCGAGATGATTGCCGGGTTGGACATGAGCATGCCTATGGTGGCGCCTATGAGGGCTGACGCACCGCCATATACCATGCCGTCATAGCATATGTTCGTGAACTCATGCTCATACCACGAGACGGTCTTCTCGACCCCGTTCTTGATGCGCTGGGCGAACTTGCGTCCCGCCTCACGCCTCTTGAGCCTGGACTCCTCCACTTTCGCCTTGTTGAGCAGGACAGCCTTGTCGTGCTTCTCCTTGGCGATGCGGACGGCGTCCAGAGCGTGCTGGCTGACTTGAGGGTCAGTCCTTGTGTTCTGTGTCGTCATGCTTGACCTCCTTGGTCTTGGTGTTGTTGCTACAGAATAGCCATCTGTAGACTATGATACCGATGATGAGCCCTAGTATGAAGTGCATTGGGCCTCCTTGCTTAGAAGCTGTCGTCGAAGATGTAGATGCAGAGCAACGCTCCCGCTACGACCAGGGTGATGATGTACCATGGCCACGTGACATGGAACACGGCCAGGATGAAGAGGACCCATAATGTGGTGAGCACGATTGCTATCATTTGGTCCTCCATCCGCCGTTCAGCATGCGGTAGTTCCCGTTGATTGCGTTCCTGATGAAGCAGTACAGGGGAAACACTGCCGTCGAGGCGAGATTTGCACCGCCTGCGGTCATGCCTTCTCCGCTTATGCTCCTGATGACGAAGGCGATTGCGAAGTGGAAAGCCATCTGGAACAGGAAACTCTTGTCGATAATCCTGATGAACCAGCCGAACGGCCGGGAACATCTCAGCACCTCATACAATGAGATGGATGTAGCCAGCATGATTCCGAACATGGTGATAATCATTGTCATTGCCATAAGGCACCTCCTCGAAAGCGACTGCGTAAGGAGTTACCCTACGCAGTGTTGTGTCTACCGCTGTTTGGCCTTGGCAACCTCGAGTTCCTGCTTGCCGACTTCGCCGATACCCTTGAAGGCATTGACTGTCGACTTGCCGACTGTTTTGGCTCCGGCGACCACATAGGCCCACGCATTCCTGGCCACTTTCGTGGTGAAGGAAGCGACTTTCTTGGCCCCGATAGCCGTGTTGCGGAGTGCGTTGGCGACGGCGATTCCGGTTGTTGCTCCGGCGACTGCGAGGTTCCGTTCGAGTTTCATGTTCATGTGATACCTCCTGGTAGATTCTGAAAGGGACTGCGTCAGGCTTTCACCCAACGCAGTGCTTGATTACTTGTTCTCGAGCAGGCCCTGGTTGTAGCCTTCCTTGAACCCGTTGCCGATGGTGGGCCCTATGGCCTTGATGTTGCGGACTAGCATGCCGATGCCTTTGCCCAATCCATTGGGTGACAGCGCATCACCGACGCTCTTGAGGCCTTCCTCGAGTTTGGCGCCCTTGGTCATGCTGTCTTCCAGTCTCTTGATTGTCTCTTTCAGTGAGGCAATTTCCTTGGCTTGGACTTCGATGTGGACGTCCTGGTCGTGGATGTTCTGTAACAGGCCTTCTATGTAGTCTTCCTGTTTCTTCTCCGCTTCCTCTCGGGCTTTGAGGTCACGGGTTTCCTGTTCGTCGTTCCTGGACTTGGTCTGTTTCAGGATGGTGACGAGCAGTCCGAGGTTTGCAAGTACACTGATGATGAGTAATACAGTAATCATGTTTACCCTCCTTGGGTGTGGTATTCAGAGAGAACTGCGTCAGGTTTCCCTAACGCAGGTACTGTTGTACGATTCTCTTGGCGTCTTCAGTGAGGCGCTTCTGCTCCTCGGGGCTCAGACTTTGAACCTTGACGGCAGTGTCCATAGCCATAGTCCTCAGGTCGTTGAGCAACTTGGTGGGGATGGGCATCTTACTGATTTCTTCCATTGTCAGTATCTTCATGGTGTCCTCCTTGTCAAAAGGAACTGCGCCGATACTAATTGGCACAGTCCCAGTATAGGAGGATAGTAGGACGCGAGTCTCCCAGTCCGCATGGCCTATACGGGTTTGTCCAGGTTGTCTAGAATCCTGGTGTAGGAGACTCTTCACTTATTGGTTCTCTTAGGGATACAGACCTTTCAGAAGGGCTTCCGCTTCCTCGGCCGTGATGCCGACTTTCTTCTCGAGCTCCTTCAGTTTCTTGATGGCCTTCTTCTCCGCCTTTGACTGTTTCATGGTTGGCCTCCTGTGCCATCTTGGGATTCGAACCCATAGCCCCGGCATTTCAGCCTAGCGATGGCGTTCGAATGGAACTGCGTAAGGTCTTCCCCTACGCAGTTTGGAATTACTTGTTCCATGCCTTGCCGACGAGGTCCGTGAGTTCCTCGATGACGCCCGCTTTCTGCAGTTTCGTGACTGCCTTGCTGACGGCTTTCACGTACTGTTTGCATGCCTTGAATGACTTGGGAGTCATGTTGTGGATTACGTCGCAGATGGCATCTGATGCCTTCTGGACCATGAGGACGACTTTCACTCTTTCCATTCTTTCTGACATGATATACCTCCTATGGTATTATTCAAAGCGAACTGCGTCCCTTCCGGTAACGCAGTCCTTGTGCTTATTCCATCTTCTCGCCACTGGTGCTCTGCTCCTGCGCAGTACCAGTGTCAATGGAAGTAGTCGCTTCCTTGGCCAGGTTGACTTTGGGTGCATCCACCGTAAGTCCGAACTCCTTGGCATATTTCTTCACAGCCCGGGATATCTCACGGTTGAGACCAAGCCTGCCTTTCTCTGTGATGAGCCATTTGTGGTTCTGGACTGTCTTGCCCTCGACCACACGTTCGCCGACCTTGAGCCACTTCACGTCGCCTTCCGAGAACTTCTCCTTGATGGAGGCGGGTATTCCGTACGGGGCATAGTTGTTGTTGAGGTTGATGATGGGTGCCTCGACGGACATGAAGTACGGTATCCGGATTTCGCACCAGCCTATGGTGTTGATGCCAGCGTTGTCCGGCTTCGTCTTCAGTATGACGTGGAACTTGGAAACTTCGCTTATGATGCGAGTCACTATCTTCATGATATACCTCCTTGTGGTATTTCTGAAAGGAACTGCGTAGTCCTTACGCAGTCATTTCCTCGATAGCAGTATGATGTTAAGCAGTATTGAAGCGCATAACAGCACTACGAGGATAAGGCATTGTTCGAACATGATGTCCTCCATGCAATAATAATGCGGGGTGTCATCACCTTTCCCCGCAGTTTAAGCCAAGGTACTTGGCATCACCGCTCTCTCCTGCGGATTGAATAGAACCCCCTCTACCGATGGCAAGCCATCCATTCGAGGCTTATGCATTTCTATGCAGGCTCAAAGGAAACTGCGTACCTATAGGAATCAGTACGCAGGTAGTATACCTGCCCCATTCTGGGGCGTGTAACCTTTGTGGGACAATCATGTTGGCCCTCAATCAGGCTACGTGAGCTACGTTATTGAGTTCAGCGGTTAGGCTGACTATGTAGTCAAAGGAAACTGCGTCTCTTAAACGCAGTTTGGTGTTACGCCCTCGCCCGGTTGCGGATGAGTTCACGCTCTATGGAGAGCCTCATCTCGTCTTCCAGTTTGTGGGCGAGCTTGATGTAGTTGTACGTCTCGTTCCTGTTGAGGCGTACATGGACGAACTTGATGATGGCGTGTTCGTCGGCGACGAATATGAATTTGGAGAACCTATCCATAAGGCACCTCCTATGGTGAATCAAGGGAAAGGCTGTTTCGAGGCAGGTCCGCATCTGGGCACAGCGACGCCCTAACTGTGTCCTGTGTGGCTCGCACTCAGGTATGACAGTCCGAGGGTTCCTGCGTCTCTTGAGGCAAAGAATATGCCCGCTAGGGCATAATAGAATCTCATACATGAACAAGTCCACCCCGGAGTCATTATCTTCCGGGAGTCTGCATCAACCTGACGGTCTGCAGATGGGCTTTGTTTCTACGTTGTCTTACTGGGGCAAGTCATCCCAGTAAGCAAGTGTATGAGATAAGTCCACTTTAGGAAGGGTGGACAGACCTTGAATATGTCGCCACCTGGGCGAATATGACATATTCAAAGGGTCCTGCGTCTCTTCGGATAGGGCCTACCGTATGGACACTAGTAACCAATCGGGCGGAGCCTACTATCCCTACAGGTAAGGACTCTTCTCAGGTCCCCGTAAGAGCCGGAAGTTACCGGATCGGCTGCGTTCCAATCTATCTGCATATATAGTTAACTATGCTTATTAGATGGTTTCCTCGTTAGCTTCATCAGCCTCTGAGTCGACTTCCTTGATAGTCTGCTTCACATAACTCATGTGCCGAATTGACCAGCTGGCCAGTTCCTGCCAGTTGAAACCGTCTTCCGGTGTCCAATTCTTGATTGCCCGGATGACCAGTGTGAACTCAGCCGTGTTCAGACACATCATCAGCGCGCGTTCCGGAGTACCAGAAGCGAACACCCTGGCCCAGAATGCTACGAGATAACGGGGATACTCGTCCTTGAGGATCATGAGCTTGTCGTCGAAATGCTTGCGGAGAAGCGCCCTTGCTTCCTCTGCATTGGCGGCAGTCTTGCCCAGCAGCTTGATGGCGGCATGCAGAACAGGCAGATGGCTCTTGTTTGTGAAGAATGCAGGGTCAACGAATACCTTGCTGCCTTCCCACATCGTCTTGTCCTGGTTGCCGTTCACATAGAAGTCGCCATCCGGATCCAGTGTAGAAAGGATCGACTGAGCGTTCCTGACTATCTTGAGCCATTCAGCCTTGTCAGCTGACCAATCATAGTTGAACCAGAACGGCTTGACGCCAGTGCTGGAGAGAGCATCATAGACGCCCTTGAGCGGAGTCGTCGTATAAGCTTCATTCAACACAGGGGAATTGCCCTTGGGTTCAACGAAGTCTTCATAGTCAATGTCGTCCAGCTTGCCGGTGATATAGCGATAGAAGTAGGAGATAGTCTTGCGGAACTGTTTCTCCTTGCCATACTTATCGACAATGGTCTGCAGCGGATTGATCATGTCACTGATCGCATCCATGTCCAGAACATCCTCACCGACATGCTTACCGGAATTGATCAGAGCCTGCGAGACATGGCCGCCGAACGCCAGGACTTTCTTGGAGAGCCTGCCCTCACGTTCATGCAGCATGCTCATGAGGAAATCAACCAGGCCAATCAGCTTGCCAACTGTGGCAGCGAGAAGCTTATCGGCAACCGCATTGCCAGTGGACATCAGCTTCATCTTCTTCATGAACTCTGATGCATCCTTCTCCTCGGGGAACTCCTCAGGATTGATGACATCGCCGATCATAGGGAGACTCAGTGAAACGCGATCACCATCACAATCAGCAGCCAGCAGATTGGCAGTCCAACGGCTAAGAACGATACCGTCGAACTTGCACAGCGGGTCAATGATCTTGATGGTAACTGCCAGATAACCGCTTCCAATATGCGGAGACCTCTGAACCATCAGGGTATCTCCATCATGGATGTCACGGCCTACGTTCCAGCGCTTGCCAAGCTCTTCAGCAAGCCAAGGGGACATTCCGACTTCCCATCTTCCAACCAGCCTATCATCGACCAGCGGATAGAAATAGGAACCGGGGATCTTCAGCCTGGCAATAGAGCAGATCATTCCCTTCAGTGCCTTCTTGATCTCCCTCATTGCAATGTTCTCGCTGGTAGACTTGGATGACTCGAATGCGCTGAACGGCAAGCCAGCCACAAGCTGACCGGCGATTGTCATGGCGCTCATCCTGGAAGCCTGCCACTTGGGATCCTGCACATCATTACCGGAGAGATGCAGAACTTGCTTCAGATACGTGTCCTTCGTAGTGATAGCCGCAAGGATCTTATCGGCATTGGCCTTGGCAATCGCTGTTCCGCGGGTGCAATCCTTCCAGTTGGTCCTGGCGAGCAGCTGAGGATTCGCCTTCCAGAAAGGCTTGCGCAGTGTCTCTTCGCCTGACATGTTGATCACACCAAAGCGACCTTCATACACATGGCCTATCTCGATGCCTGCAGCAGCCAGCTTGACTTCATTGTCAGTGACGACGAATGCATCGATAGCCTTGTCATAAGCGACTCCCGTTCCGAATGTATGCCATTCAGTGCGGTTGTACGCAATGGCTATACATCCCTTGATGGGACTTACATGACCAAGTATGCTGGCGAACGCCTGCTGCTTGATCAGATGGGTGTTGGTATCCACGACTTCCTTGGCCAGTTCAGGGAACCTGGCGTTCAGATACTCGAGGGTTGTCCAGCCCGAACCATCAGTTCCGCCCTTATGATTGGCAGTGAATAGATAGTTCACGGTCATGATGCTGAACCTTGTCTGGGTTCCAGCCCATACATAGTTCATGAACTTCACTGTGTCGTTTCCCTTGATCAGGAGCGGAGCGCCGAACAGCGCCATGGAGAGATCCTCGCCAAAGCCTTTCGGTCCATTCTTATGGAACAACAATGTGGCACGTTTGATGCCATCGTCATAGTTGAAGCCATCGATGTACCTGTTGGCGACGAGTGTCAGCCCATAAGACTTCTCGATGAAATCGAGCGCAGCCTTAAGAGCCCTAATCCCAATGTCCCTTCCATCATTGGAGATTCCCTTGAGCAGATCTGTGAGAGGTTCACAGAGAGCCACAAAGGTACCTGCCAGGAAGGCATTGGTAACAAGGTTCTTCGCCTTCTCGAACGAGAGGGAAACCTTACTGACCCTCAGGTTCTTGATCCCAACCACGTTGTCCCGCTTGTCATAGATGCCATCAGCATCGATGAGCAGCGTTGTACGCAGCATGAGTTTGGCCCGCTTGCTCGCGAACTTCACAGTTGCAGCAGCGGTTGAGACGAATACTACGAGAGCCTGCAGGGCTTCGCGTACTGTCTCTATGATGTAGTTAAGTGTAGACATGTTGTCCTCCTATAGACAATGTCTCGTTTCGTACCTACAGCCTAGCATACAACCGTATACTAGCGCTCACTTCAGATCAGACGGCAACCCCGTCTCCGGTGTACCATCAGTGTCCTTGGACATCGTGTCCTCGACGATCTCGACTTTCTTGGGCATTCCCCAAGCAGCGCAAGACGACACCTCGTTCAACATTCCACAATTGTGGCAATGCAATCCGATGTTTCTGCAATCCATGATATTCCTCCTATGGAATAGTGTTATGTTTAGTACCACGGCCAGGCACCGTGCCACTTGAATGATTAGTACCCCTACCCTTCCCCAACCTACCCCCTATACCCTTTAACTTTGCAGCACCAACTGCATGTGCCTACATTGCCATAACCAATAGCCCTTACTCTTGGCTCAGCAACAACTCTCACCAGCACAACATCATCATCCAATGCATCAACCAACACATTCAACAACTGGATATCCAGATGGCCTTCCTCTTTCCATATCTCAATCAATCCTTTCAACACAACTTCCTGTTCATTCAATCCTGTGTACATCATGTCATACTCCTTATATACTGGGTACCCCAGTGGTATCTCTACCACTGGACGCACTAGGCTTAAACCCTCCTAGTTCATGGCATCTGATTGAAGCAATGCAATTCGATTGCTGCATCAATAGCCATCTTGTCATCCTTCTTCATACCTTTCCTAATCATCGTCATTACCGCTTTGTACTCAGATGCATTCAGAGCAGTGAGCTGAGACAGGATCTGTTCCTTCTCATCGACAACAACGATCTTCGAGAACTTTGAATTGATCATGGCATCCTCCTATGGATGTTTAATTGGTTTAGTATCTTAGAGTTGATAGCTACCCCTGGGCATGAAACCAAAGACTAACTCCCTCAACTCTCACCAGGTGTCGGGCACAATTATTCCTGGATTGCCCCTATTAAGGCGCGGCATCATCCTTCCATAGGTTCCTATAAGTCGCCGAATGTCCATGTTTCGGGCGCATTTGGCGGGTATAGGGAGTCCGCGGTGGCCCGCCCAGCGGCAACTTCCCTCCGGGTATGGGGTGTATAGGGCCGGGATGCGGGGTGTATGGGGTTGTCGGCCGCCCGCCGCGGATGGATAACCGGCGGTTCCTGGTGATGGTTGCCGGTTCTTCGCCGCATATTTCGCCACATTAGAACGGGGTTCCGGAGCCTGTAGGGGAGGTATACGGCATATATCCGGATCCGGGAAATGGGAATCCGCCGCTTCCGGATCCGCCTGGAATCGTCCGATAATCGTCCGATGGATCCCTGTAATCATCCGGAGACCCGGGGCCATGGAAAAGCCGTTTATAAAGGGATCCGCTTGACTACTGCGGATCAAATGAGTATATTATCAGTGAATGGAGGTGGCGCCATGCCTAGCGTACACAGACGCGCGATGTACCCGGTGAGACCATTATCCGACGACCTCCGCCGCGGAGGCGACATCCGCCGCGGAGGCGACATCCGGCTCTCGGACGACCTGCATAGGCTGGGCGGCACGTTCGCAGTGGAGAACGCTACCCAGCGGGCGTTGCGCGAGGCGTCGGCCGGACTGCGCGACAACATGTCGCAGCCGGCGAGACCCTGGACCCAGGAGCAGATCTTCGAGGTCAGCGGGAACTACATCATGATGAGCGGCGAGGTTTCGAACGTGAACCTCTGGGATGCTGCTGTAATCGGACATTACACCCCAAGCGTCAGCCCGAGGACGTTCGACTTCGACAACCCTGCGAACAGGGAGCGGCTCCTCAACGAAGTCAATATGCTGTGGCCGGTAGGGACCTCCAACACTATCTCGCAGGGACCCGTCCAGGACATGAGCTGGCAGGAATCCAAGGACAGGCTCACTGCGCTCTTACCTGACCTCGAAGCCATGGTAAAGGAGTGGCGCTTGAAGAAGGAAGAGGATCGGCGTATACTATCTATGAAACCGAAGGGAGACACTGTCAATGAGGCATAAACATACCTCCTTTCCCTATTGGTCCCAACCCACGGCTACCTCCCTCCGCCGTGGGCGGACCATCTTCCGAGGGGCAATATGAGCACACTGTCGAAGTCCAAATTGGGATGGCTTTGGGCCGTTCCCGTCGCAATACTGCTGGCCGTCGCAGGTTTGGTGGTCGCCGTCGCAACTATCGCGGTTGCCGTCGCAACAGTGGCAATGGGAGCCCCAATAATGTTCGTCGTAGCGGCAGCCGGCTACATCAGGACCTGGTTCATTGTGACGTTCAGGAGGGACAGGCATGACTGAGCTGAAGAAGCTGATTGCCATATACACAGAGGTCACCAACCTTCCGCATAAGGCACAGACATGCGCCGTCTGCGGCAGGAAGATCAACCGGCACGAGTACAAGGGCAGAGTCTTCCGGGTCCAGGTAAGGAACGACTACGACCAGTATTCTGACCGCCACGCGTGCTGGTCGTGCGTGAGGAAGGTGTATGAGCGGCAGCTCAGGGAGATGCCAAGGGATATAGCCGACATGGAAAGCGAGGTCCAGGCGGAGCGGAGGCGGCTCGATAATCTAATGACCATGCTCGGCGTGAAGGACAAGGGTTCCCATTTCAAGTCGGTGACCGCGCCGCCAGCAGAACTGAAAGTCAGGGAGGTATAGAGATGTATGAGATCAGGCAAGAGAACTATTCCGAGCTTGACCATTCCAAGGGACTGGTCATAGTCGAGTACGGGGCGCCATGGTGCGACCCATGCAAGTCGATGAAGGGGATCATCGAGGAGCTTGAGAATGAGATGTCCGATAAATGCAACTTCTATTATGTGGACGTGGAGAAGCATGACCGGCTCACCCAGGCCGAGAACGTATGCAGCGTGCCGACGCTGATCGTATACAAGAACGGCGCCGAGGTCGACAGGATGTTCGGTACATTCAACCTGCCGGCGCTCAAGGCCAGGATGAAGGAAGTCTAGAGTAGACAATAGAAACCAGGAGCAATCAAATGCCTTTCGCTTCCAAATCTCAAGCTCGATGGATGTTCTCACAGCATCCCAAGATGGCTAAGAAATGGGCTAAGCATACTCCCAATATCAAGGCACTTCCAAATAGAGTCAGCCGCAGGGACTTCTTCGAGCCCGGTCCAGGCATGGTCAATCCCAACGGCGGAGTCCATACCAACGATCCTGTCCTGAGGGAAGTTGCCATCGACCCTGTCCATGGCAGCAACCGGATCTCATCCGAGGTTCCGGAGGATTCCCCGCGGACGCCATGGATCCATGTTCCGACGGATCCCATCAAGGACCAGCCGCCGGTCTACCGGCCGCTACTCAATTGGAAAGGATACATGAGGGATAGAGGTACTCATGCATGATATCAAGGGAGCGTCTTGAGAAGGCGAAAGCGAACGGGCTCAGGCGAGCCAAGGCGCTGGCCAGCAGGATCGACTTCTTCTATAGTGACCGGGGTAGCCTGAACTTCGAGCACCGGATCACGAAGGAAGAATGGATCGAGCACCAGTCGCATAAGCTCAGGAAGACAACCAAGCAATGCTCCAGTTGGTGCTGTGGCAATCCCCGCCGGCACTTTGGAGAGAAGACAATACAGGAGAGGAGAGAAGATGAACGATATCAAGCCGACAGACAAAGTATTCTACAAGGAAGTGGACGTCGTACCGCCTGAATCATTACCATATGACCAATTGATGATTGGGCCATCCGAATATGGCAAGCCAATCAAGGTATCATTGAACATAACGACCGAGTACAACACCGGATCGGTCCGGGACCTTCTTGTGGACATCGTGAAGGCCATGCGGGCCAACCTGGCTGGAGGTACCCTGACGACTGACTGGGGACACCGCCTTGACATCGAGATCTTGTTCGGCAACAAACCACCGGCCAGGAAGGAGCGTGATGCTACGCATAGCTCGGATCCTGAAAGGAAGCAGTTAACATAGAGAGTTGGGTGAGCGGCTTAAACCAGCGGCTTGCTAAGCCGCCATCCCGTAAGGGATGCGTAGGTTCAAATCCTACTCTCTCCGAATGGAGAGTTGTTCGAATGGTAAGGAGCGGGTTTGCTAAATCCGTGGGCGCATTAAGTCGCCTTACAGGTTCAAGTCCTGTACTCTCCGATATGTGCGGCTTTGACAGAGCCCGGTTATGTGCCAGCCTTCCAAGCTGGTTTACGTGGGTTCAAATCCCACAGGCCGCTAGAAGGGATTGTTAGCACAGTTGGCTAGTGCGCCGGATTGTCGATCCGGAGGTCACGGGTTCGAGTCCCGTACAGTCCGAATGGGGTTGTAGCTCAGTTGGGAGAGCGCCTGGTTTGCAACCAGGAAGTCGCAGGTTCGATTCCTGTCAGCTCCAAATGGGCAGTTGGGTGAGCGGTTGAAACCAACGGGCTGTAAACCCGTCGTCGCGAAAGCGGCCGCGGTGGTTCGAATCCATCACTTCCCACAGATGATGAAAGGCTTGAAAGTACCTAACATATGGGTATCGAGCCAAGGAGGAAACATGGCCAAGAAGGACAAGATCAGCCCCCAGGACGTATTGAACGATATCGGGCTGGTGGCAACCATCATACAGGGAATATCCCTGTTGTGGGACACAATCAAGGGCTGGTTCACGAAGAAGCCGCCTGTCCCGCCCGCGCCGCCCGCCGCTCCGGCTACATAGAAACCGTATCTTATAACCTCAAGGAGGTTCAAATGAATAACACACAGAAATGGTACCCTGGAAGGATATAATGAAGACTAAGCTATATGTCCTACTTGAACCTAGATATTCCCATGAGCTTTATGGTCAGGTAAGATACATTGGAAAGACCACATATACACCAGAGAGGAGACTTATTGAACATATGAGTGAAGCTAGACTTGGTGGTACCGACTATAGGTGCAAATGGATCAGATGCTGCATAAAGGATGGCGTTGAACCTAAAGTACAGCAGATCTTGGAGGTTGAAGGTGATGGTTCTAATGAAGAGATTCAGCTCATTAAGACATATAAGGATTCTGGTTGTAAGTTAGTAAATACAACTGAAGGCGGAGAAGGACACTTAGGTTACAAGCCTTCATTAGAAACAAGGATGAAGATAGCCGAATCGCAGAAAGGCAAGAAGCTATCTCCAGAATCTATAGCCAAGAGAACAGCTAAGATTCTAGGCAGGAAGCATACACTTGATGCAAGAATGAAGATGTCTCAAGCTCTTAAAGGAAAGGAGTTTACTCCTGACCATAAAGCCAAATTATCATCCTGGCAACGGGGTAGAAAGCTATCTCTTGCAACCAGGCAGAAGATGTCTGAAAGACTTAAGGAACGGTGGAAAGACCCATCATATCGGCAGAAAGGACTATTACAGCTAGCGGAAGCTTGTCGAAATAGTGCCACTGGTCGAACATTACAATTAGAATCTATTAGCTTAGGAGGCTAAATATGAATGATAAGAAACAAGCTTGGTATTCCAGTCCCACGTTGTGGATGGCTCTGGTGACCATCGCGCTGTTGATCTTCGGGGGCATCGTACAGATGGCCATAGTGCTGATTCCGCACTGGCTGTCGTTGGTGCTTGGCGGACTGGTGGCCTTATCCATAGGTTTCCAGAAGGCGAAGAATGCGCAGGATCCGAACGCACTCATGCTTGCGGATGCTCCGGCGCACGTATTAACCACAGTCGGGGGAGTGCTGGTCCTGGTGTATGCCTATCTGGCATCGCAGAAGATCCAGTTCCCAATCGAGGCGTTCGCTTCTATAGAAGGCGTGATAGTAACTTTCGTAGGCGCCGACAGGATCAAGAATGCCGTCATCCTTTCCAATCTACCAGTACCGGTCAATGCCCCGGCGAATGCCCCGGTGAAACCGAATGGCTGATCACAAGTGCCTCAAAGTAACCATCGAATTCGAGGACGAGATACTCGTTGCCGATGGCGAAGAGGCCCAGAAATGGCACGATGCAGTACTGGGCATGGCCGGTTGCTGCCACGCCCACGGGAACGACTTCCCGCCCATCAAATGGAAGCATCCAGATAAGATCGATAAACCACAAGGAGCTAACAATGGCTAAGGTACAAGGAACAACGAATCCGACGAAGCCGGCGAAGACTGGCCAGGGCCCTTACAACGGGCAGCTGATCACTCCAGGCCAACCATCCAAGTCTGATGGCTACCTCGGACGGCGTGTCACACCCAAAGGCCCCGGCGGATACCCATCCACGGTCAGCAAGGGCAAGTAAGCGCGGAAGGCCGCAGACAATAACATCAAGGAGAACATTATGGCAAAGCCAGGCGGAGCCAGATACAGCGGTTCCAGGACACCTGCGGGTGACCGGAAGACCCAGGGCCAGGGGATAGACATCCTCCACCCTAACAAGGGGCCGGCCAAGGTGGAACCGTACCAGATCGGAAACAAGAACGCGCCGGACATCGAAGCTCTGAAGAAGCAGCTGACGAAGCAGGCGCCGGAACGGAACACAGCGACGGTAACCATGGGCAAGTCCCATGTCTACAAGCCGAATGTGTATGCGACCAAGGGCCCTACCGGCTCGAGGCCGTTATATCCTCCGACACAGACGGGACAGGGGTAAGTAATGCCGAATCTCCAGCGGCTGAAGCCGTTAACGCGGTATAAGCCGCTGGTTCCCGACCCGGATACCCTTCCCAACCTAATGACCAGGAGGCAACGTGGCCAGATCAAAGAAGATGCCAACAAAGGCAAAGATGTCAAGGATCAGCGAAGACGACCTGTATAAGACGGCCGTGACCAAGCTGGTATGCGGCGTCGTCCGCGGCGCCAAGCTTGACGCCCAGGATTGCGTCCAGATCACCAAGCACATCATGCAGCTCGAGAAGGTCGCCGACCAGATGCGCGTCCTTGCATTGAACGGAATCATCTAGCAACAACCCTCCAGGAGGTACCATATGTAGTGACCTTAATTAAAGGAGCTACACATGTCCAGAAGCTTCAAACACGTGCCCGGGTTTACTGATAACAGCTGTTCCCATGAGAACCGGCAGATCGCGAACAGGCTATTCCGTCGAGCTGTGAACAGAGGCTTGGATGTCCAGGATGGGAACTGGTATAGGCGGTACACCGATCCATGGAACATCCATGACTACAAATTCCTATACTTCACAAAGCGGGAGATAGAGGAGTCATGGCAGGCAGAAGAGGGCAAGAAGTATCGTATATTCATGAAATAACCCATCATCTCAAGGGCCCGGTCGCACACTTACGGCCGGGCCTTTCTCGTCTTCCATGCTTGACTTTCCGTAACAGAATGTGTATATTGGTAACATAATTGGTTACAGGAGGGAACATACCATGAAAGCTTGCGTCTACGCATACTACATGGATTACAAGTCGGAATGTGAGAGAATGGCCAGGAGCGTAAAGAAGTTCCATCCTGAGCTACCTGTTATCCTCTTTGGCCGGGAACAGACTGAAGATGCCATGCATCTAATGAATACTACCTATTTCGGACTTACCATTTCCCACTTCGGCATCCAATGCGCCAAGGATTATGATTTGGTTATCCATTTGGACGGCGACACAATATGTACACATAGGATGGACGAGATCTTCAACTCTGAATATGACGTTGCCGGTACCAGGGATACAAATGATCAAGGCAAGGCAGGGAATGGCGGACCACATAATTGGCCAGGACTGGATCCATTCCAATACCTGAATATAGGCGTGTTCGCGGTACGCAACAGGCAATTCTTCGAGGATTGGAATCAACTGAACCTGACAGAGGGCATTAATACGCCTTTCTATGATAACGGTACATTCAACAAAGTATTCCATAGCGGCAAATATAAGACCAATATTCTGGATGCTATCGGTACCAATGTCTACTACAATATCGCCAGCGTATATGGTACAACTACACACTGGGATAGCTGGAAGGATATCAAGTTGGTGGATGGAAATCTCACGCTTAACAACAAGACAATCAAGGTTCTACACATGGCCGGCGGGTCATCTGTTGGAAAGTTCAACTTCCAGCGGCTGTTCTCGCCCGAAGTAGCCCGTCACCTTGAAAGGTTAGGCGCATGAGCGAAACACTGAAAGCACACATTCGCAGGCTTAATGATGGCTTCTATGTGTTTGTAAATGGAAAGACTATTATTGATGTAGGATACGCAGCAACTGGAGGAGAGACCATGCCTGACCAGCGCGTCATAGGAATAGATCTAAACACTCCAGGCTATGACGGCAGTCATCTTCCATTCGAGGATAATTCCCAAGAGGTAATCTATAGTTCACACATGCTAGAGCATACCAATAATGATATGGATATCATTAAGGACCAATATAGATGCTTGAAACCTGGAGGATTTCTTATCATATACGTTCCACATCAGTGGCTCTATGAGAAGAAGGGAAATCTTCCTTCTAGGTTCAACCATGATCATCGGTCATTCTATACTCCGGCCAAACTATTGCGCATCATAGAAGATGCCTTGCCATTACGAGAGTATAGATTACGTAGATGCATGGATTGTGACACTGGATTCGACTATAAGATTCCAGATGACCAGCACTCTACCGGAGAATATGCTATTGAATGCATAATCGAGAAACTGAAACTATAGGAGAGACACATGTTGGATCTTGCCCTATTATTAAAGGACGGGACGATACCGGGATATGACGGCACATTGGCGCATAGGACTGAAAGCATCAAGATGGTATATGATATTATGAGGGGAATGCAGCCAAAGGTTCTTGTTGAAACAGGTGTACAATCCAGCAATCTTCTGCATGCCCAGGGAGCATCGACCCTTATCTTCGCAGAGATGGCAAGGCAGTTTGGTGGACAGCTATATAGTGTTGATATCAATCCAGATCATATTGAGAAGGCCAAGGAATTCACTAGGGATTACAAAGTGATATTCAACACTGGCGATTCCGTAGAGTTTCTGTCGGCGTTCCCGTTTCAAATAGACTTCTTATACCTGGATGCATATGACTTCTACGAAGGATGCGAGATACAGTCCAGGGAACACCAACTCAGGGAGATCGTGATTGCCTTGCCAAAGCTAAAGAAAGGGTCTCTAATCCTACTGGATGATGCCTATGTTCAGATGTGGTTTCCAAGAACTCTAGATTACATAGATATACAAGGAAAGACGTACCTGACCCACCATTATCTGTTGTCTCACCGGGCAAAGTGCATTATGGACATTCCATCATACCAAAGACTGTACATCCTGGAGTAATGTAGATGAAAGTATTCATACCTGCAAGACATGGACTTGGTGATATCATATACCAGAACTTCATAGCAACTGAGGGCAGATGCCGGCTGTCTAAGCTAAATGCGATGTTCAAGGCAGGATTGGTCGATGATGTATCTCTATTCTATGAGGTGCATATGAATCCTGAGCCTGTCATAAATATATTCGAGAACCTGCCATTTCCTGTCAAATGCATACCCACATCGGCAGTTGAAGGCGTCAATCCTGCAGATGGTGATAATCGGTTTCCTGACCAGGTTGGCGATAGAACCAATATGTACAAGGTCGATATGCCTGCAGAATTGGAGCCTATTCCTGTAGAATTCCCCATATTGAAGCCATCCATATCGGTTCCCAAAGAGTTCATATTGCTTATGCCTTTTGCCGGAGAACATGATAGGATGCTTACCGACCAATCCATTGTAACCTGTATAAAGGAAATTAGTTTACTACCTGTAATAGGAATAGGGAAACGGATACCCAGGAATATGGCTACTTGTGGAATCAGATGTGACATGGATATAGGCGATACGATCTCAATTAGGGAGGCTGCGTACATGATTAGGGAGGCAAAACTAGTCGTGTCTTCCCTGACATTTGTAAGGTGTTTCTCCCACATATTCGACAAGAATATCATTGAACTATATAACGGCAGTAATAAGAATACTATCGAGAGGACAATAAGCGAATATAACAGGGGCATCTATGGGTTATCATCCAAGAACAAGTGGTTTACATGGCCACAAGACAAAGGAGCGTTCGAAATAGAGGCTAAGAGAATTCTATTCAAGGAGACGATATGAAGATCGAGTATTGTTCACACATCAACACAACGGGGTATGGCAAGGCAGCCAAGGACTATATCATCAAGCTCAAGTCCATGAAGCATCATGTGTCGGTCAAGACAATCGGACCCATACAGCTGTTCGACACTCCTGAAGACAACCTGGTCAAGAGCATGATTGACAGCGACATTGGGAAGCCCGATGTAAGGATAATCCACGCCGTCCCGCATCCTCATCTTTCCCTGAATGCTATAAAGAACGACGGAGTCTTCACCATATGGTTCTACGCCTGGGAGCTTGCGATCCTGCCGCCTATGTACATGGATATCCTCAACAAGGTGGAGCATTGCGTGACGTTCGCGAAATGGCAGGTAGAGACATATCAGCATTGCATGGGAAAGGACAATATCAGCTATATCCCTCATATAGTGAAGAACGATTCTAACTATGAGAAGAGGACCTGGCATAGTCCGCTAACGTTCCTGTCGGTCTTCAGATGGGACGAGCGGAAGGATCCTTCCACCCTGATCAAGAGCTTCCTATATGCATTCGATGGTAGCCTGGACTCCGTCAGGCTTGTCTTAAAGGTTGCCGACATCAAGAAGGAGGCAGTGGAAGCAGGTATTAGCCAGATCATGAAGATCTCCAGGCTGGGCAAGCAGTTCCCCAGTATCCAGGCAATATGTGGATGCCTTACAGAAGCAGAGATGAACGACCTGTACCAGGAGGCGGATATCTTCGTCTCCACCACTCGTGGCGAAGGGTGGGGCCTGGGATTCAACGAGGCGCTGTCCAGGGGTATCCCGGTTATCTATCCTGACCATCCCTACCTTGTCAAATCGTTCTTCAACCAGAAGAACTCAATACCTGTCCCTGCCAGGAATGCATTGGTTTATAATTCATCCTTCCCCCAGGTAACGGGAGAAATGGTCTGGGGACAAGTCGACGAGATAGCCCTTATCAATACGTTCCGGACGGTCTACCGGACGCATAGGGAAAGGTTTGTCCTACCAGTCTATCTGGACCAGAACTTCATAGACGAGCAACACAACATGGACATATTCATCAACGAGATACTCGCAAAGGTGAGATGATGTCAGACATATCCTACGGTTACGACTCTTTCAAGTTCCTCAAGGTATCGCCAGAGGAGCTAGCCAAGGCGACGCCTACCGACAAGCTCATTCTCGAGAATATAGCCCTAGTCGGACATATCGTAGGCAAGTTCGCCACACTGGCAAACGTGGCAAGGGATGACATCTTCCAGGCTGGATTGGAGGGGCTGATACGTGCCGCCCAACTGTTCAAGCCATCCCGCAATATCCGCTTCTCGACGTATGCCTATGTCGCTATACAACACAGTATCTGGAACCTACTGGACACGACTACATACCCGGTGAAGGTGACCTACCGTATAGCCAAGAAGGTTGCGGAGATCTCCAAGTACGTAGAGGAGTTCCACGGTGAGCATACAGGAGAGCCGGACATTAGGATGATAGCCGCCAGGGTGAAACTGAAGCCCGATGACGCTCAAATCCTATATACCCTGTCCAGGCACGTGAAGATCAACATCGATGAATATTCTGACGATTGCGGCGGCAATGACGGTCTTATCAGCTTCGACAACCAGCAATATGACGACCTGTTCGTCCTAATAGATTACATGAAGATTATCTACGACATAATTGAGGCCCTTCCTATGCTGGAGGGAGTAGTCATCCTGCTCCGTGCTGGTATGTATGATACCCGGAGTTACTGCATCCGGGAGGTTGGTTACGTGCTCGAGATGGTACCCGGCAGGGTCCGGGACATCGAATTCTCGGCCATAGCCCATCTCCGCGACAAGGAAGTCCTGGCGCATTTCTCACATTTGAAAGACATGTCCCCCTGGGATTACATCTGTTCCAGGATGGATGAGAAGCGGTTCAAGGACTTGACTTCTATGGGCATAGACCCTAACATATACAGTGTAGACGACTCCTTTGGTGAGTACGTGATGAGCGGCAACTATGAGCATGTCACAAAGGCAGAAGGAAGAACATGTTGAAACAGCCCATCCCACCGGAACATAACGAGGCGATGTTCAAGTTCATCTCCCAGGTCATAACTATGGCCAAGGAGAAGGAAGTGTTCAACCAGATCCATCTCAAGGACGTTGACACAACGCTATATATGGAAGAGATGAATAAGATCACCGCCACCTGCCCAACCGAACTGGTAGTCCGTAAGAATGCGTTCAAGCTGGAGACCCAGCTGTTCGCCGAGAAATCCAAGAAGAAACCCAACCTGGACAAGGTCAGGAAGGTATACACTCTCTACCGGGTATACTCTGACGCCCTCGATTTCATGATATCGTACATTGATATGCGGTACTTCAAGCTGGCAGCCCTCCTGGATAGGGCCCTCCGGAGGATCGGCAATGGCCCCGAATCTTACCCTTGACGAGATAGCCCGGCGCGCGGCCGCGGCGACCAAGAGGATCCAGGAACAGGTCGCCGAGGAGCCTCCAAAGCCTAAGCTGAAGAAACCCTCAAAGAACGTCCAGCTGCCTGATCCATCTCCGGAACAGGTAACACCAATGAAGCGGACCATGGCCAACGTAGCAATGATCAAGAGCCCGCCTCCGGACATGGAGGACTCCTTCGTGAAGGCATTCATCCAATCGGTCCAGGAAACCGGAATCAAGCTGGACAAGAAGCAGACCGAGTCACTGATGTCAGGATTCGGGACGTTCAAGTCCAGCATCAATTATCTTGGAATCCTTAAGCGCTGCCCAGGGGACAACCCTGACCGGCACTGTGAGCACTTCGCCATATGCCCGTTTACCTCCCTGGACGGCGACCATTTCCCCGTCGGACAGCCATGCCCTCTGGAGCGGATCATTGCCGACAAGGAGATGGCAGAATACATCCGGATGATAGGGCTGACTCCTGACATGCTTCCATTGGCAATAATCAACCAGATATATAGCCTGATCGAATGCGATATCTCCGAGATCAGGATGAGGAACAAGATAAACGAGATCGGGTACAAGACTTCGAAGCCCATCTTCGCTGTCAACAAGACAGGAGAAGTGGTAGAAGCAGAGGAGATCTCCATAGAGTTCGAGATCCAGGACCGGGTCCAGAGGCGCAAGGAGAAGATCATGCAAAGCCTCATGTTCACTCCGGAGATACGGACCAAGTACAAGGTGCTTGAGAGCGGCAACAAGGAAATGTCACCAGTCGAGGCAGTAGCATTCGTAAGGACCAAACTGCTAGAACAGAAGAATAAACCGACCACTGAAGGCTAACCATGGCCTCCTCAAATCCCCTAGAACTTACCAAGCCAATAGGGACAATCATCAAGTCACGGGACATGAAAGGCGAGGATGTCTACTATAGGAAGACAGCCACAGACACGTGGGTCGATCTCAGCAGCCTAGTACCCCATTCCAGCAATGACGGTGCGATAAAGTACGCGCTCATACATGAGCAGCCGATGACCGACGCCGAACGTAATAACTACCTGACCAACAAGGCGGTTGCGTACAATACCCTCAAGGGCCTGGTCGGGGCATCCGGGGCGGACCAATCATCTCCCAGAAAGACAGCATTATTCATAGATGTCGAATCTGCCATACGGAAGGACAAGCTCAATTCTGCAATCACCATGGGCGTCACCGCCACGGATGGTACTCTGCCGGGCATGCCTGACCGGTACAAGCCGTCATCTGTAGAGCTCTTCTTCACCCACAATATGGGAGGCGATCCGAACACCGGCATGCCGGGGCTTCTGGCAGACGCTGGATATGACCGCCGAATACAGAAGTTCTCAGGACTGCTCGGTGCCGCTGCACATAACACCGCTAGATATCTCAAACGGCATGGGAGGATGGGAACCAAGGAAACAGAAGAAGAACTGATGAAGCTCAAGTCCCATCAGGAGTATTTCATCGGCCTATCCCGCCAGCTTAAGGGCGCTGATGACCAGGCTATGAAGACCGGCAAGGCGTATGATCACAAGGAATTCCTGGAACACCTCCATGATATGTATCTCCTGAAGTCTGTAGACAAGTCGGGGGATACAGCGTTCGGCGCCGGTGTAGGTTGGATGCAGCTGGACAACAAGAGGATGATAGGCATAGTCGGCGACAAGAACACGACTTCCTCGGTGGTGTACAACCGGTATGCCGATGCCCAGCGCGGTACGGCGCTCTTCTTCGCCTACAACTCCGAGCACGAAACAAGCGTATTGGGAGCCAAGGAACCGTTGCATGACGCGCGCGGAGCACAGATGCTGATGATGCAGCAAATGTTCCCCGAGCATGGCATGGCATTTGCCAACTCCCTTGGTTACATGAACCCATCTACAGTCAAGAAGATCGGTCTGGCTGACAAGGTTACGCAGGACATATTCACTGAGATGAACAAGGGTCCAGGATCCATGTTCATGGGCGGCATGAACCTTGAGAGCATGCATAACGCCATGAACTTCGTCCATGGTCAGAAGAGGATGTCTGAACAGCACTATGGCATGGCGGATAACGCCATGACCATCGATACTACCAGGAAACTGGCCAAGACTATGCAGCTGATCGACGATGAGAGGAAGGGAATATTCGATCCATCATATGCATCAGCCATGTCAGTAGAAGCCAAGACTCGGTTCGCCATCTTCCGGGAGATCGCAGCCGAGAAGATGATGAAGGACGACAAGCTGAACCTGTATGGAAAGGCCAAATCGGACTACATAGATATCATCAACCGTAAGACTACTCTCCCGTCCAGGGAGAAAGGGATCGCCAAGGAACTTGAACGCAATATCGGTTATGACATGAACAAGACGTTCGGTGGCATGCAGAACGCGTTCGGTGGCACAGTCGGTTCGGCCCTGGCCGGAGCATTCCTTGCTTCCGGAGTCAAATGGACCGCCATGAAAGCCCAGCAGATGTTCAGCGGGGACCATACCAAGCTGGAGGCGATGAACCACAACTCGTTCATGACTATGATGCGGCGCTATCAGATGACTGACTTCGGTTCCGCGGTTAGGTTCGAGAACGGTGTACTGCCGTCTGTATTCAGGGCAGTCGGCCACCTGTTCACTTCCATATTCGAGAAACCGTCCAGTATGAAGGTTGTCAGATCCCTGCAATCCCTCAACCAGGATGTCAAGGACATTGGGGAAGGGAAAGGGGTTCTCAAGACATTGGACCGGCGGCTGGCGAAGATAGTTGCCAAGCCCATCTATGGAGCATATGTCGCCAAGGTCAGGTCAGCTCTTAAGGAGACTGGCTCGACCAACGTCAATTACGATGACATATTGGCCGACTACAAGAAGTTCAAGGAAGCATACCGCGATACGATCCATACGGGATTCTTTGGAAGTGTTACCAAGAACACCAAGGCATACCTTGGTGCCGCAGTGGCCAAAAGGGGCGGCAAGCGGGAGCTCGGTAAGGCGGCATTGAGAAGCCTCGGCAGCATATTCCTGAAGGATGGTAAGCTGACTGGTGTGGCAAAGCTGACAGGATTGGGAATGGCTGGAGGATTATTGCTGGGACTTTCCCATGGCCAGTACGATCCGAACATACAGATCGATCCCTATAATCCAAACAAGGTGAGGAATGATCCTAGGTTCAAGGAGCGGCGCCACCAGAAATTGCGCGAGCTCCTCCGGAACGCCAGGAACTCCGACATGGATGGCCTGCCAGATACAAGCCAGATGCGCATGGGCAACAGACAGAAGATCACCGACTTCGGATCAGGATGGGCCAACGACCTAGAAGCCATAGGGAAGCTGGTCGGTAGCGACGTTAGATGGAACCAGGCAAGGGAGGACATATTCTCCGTTACCTCGACATTGAGTGATATGCATACTGGCCAGACCAATCTCATAGCTCATGCAGGTGAGGATGTCGCCAAGGGTAAGGCTCTTGCCCGGCGGATGAAGGAATCGAACACGACTCCGTCGCTTGGACAAGCTTATAGGAATGTCTCCGGAGGACAATGGTTCATGGGAGGAGAGCGGGGAGCAGCCGATCGAGTAACAACGACTGCAACTCCAATGAGATCTCCTATGGAATCCGCCACGGCTAAGGACGTTTCCAAGGCGCATATACGGGGACAGGCTGAACGGATACTTGACATGGCCGTAGCAGTCGGCAGGGCCGATACACAGGTAAGTGCCAAGGAAATGAGGGATATGTCCGATCAGGCAAGGAAAGTCGCATACGGAAGGAAGCTTGCAAGGGAAGTCGTACCGACAGTAACACCACATCCTGATTCCGCGCTACCCGAACGGAGGATCATAGATATCACTTCTGCAACAGTTCCCAAGGGAGACATCTACCAGTCCGGTGAGAACTTCAAAGCTGCCATGCTTATGCCTCCACCATCTGCCACAAGCGAGAGGGTCATAGTAAAGACCGCCGAGGATGTAATTACCCCGGGCGACATGGGTAAGGCAGCTGCCAAGTACAGGAAACAGCTGGCCCGGTCGGAGTTCGGGCCAGTCACCAAGAAAGTGAAGGCGTTCATAGGTGGAGAACAGCCACCTGGACAACCCTTCGTTGCACATACTTCCTCGCCAGCTTTGCATGAGGCGAATACCAGGATCCTCTCCTACAACGGTACCAGGTCACCGTTGGACTCGTTCATATACATGGGAACATCTCCGGCGATACGAGGAACTGAAGGAGAATCGGCCATAGCCGCAACTATCACTGCGGCCGGTGGCGAAGCCGGCCAGACCATCAGGGTACATCCTCCATTCTACCGCACTACACCAAAGCTGGCGCACCCATACCCCAATCAACTGCCCGCTAGGAACACCAAACAGGCTCATAGGATGGCTGAATTACATTCCAGGGACCAGGCGCTATCAATACATCAGACCACGTTCTCGGCATCGTATAGCCAGGCCCACCGCCGGCACCCGATCGGCGGAGAGACCAGCGCCTACGACCCAATCCCGTTCGTCCCCAGTTACCGTTGATGTGACTGGACATTGTACCTATAATATCTGAAAGAGGTGCATTATGATAGGAACCGGCAGGATAGCAAGGACGGCTGAGACTATCGGATCAACCGCCATGAAGTTCCTCGGGAAGCACGTGGGAAACGTCAAGACTCTTGGCAACAGCCTTATCGGCGGCAATCTCCGGGATCCCCGGGTGATGCAGAAGGTGGCCACGGCTTCACTTAGCCTCTACATGGGCGTCAACGTCGCGACTTACGGTGCCAGGATGGCAAGTGGACGCAGCCCGTTCAAGAATAGGAAAGGTCAGAGGAACATATTCATAGGGACACCAATATGAATGCAAATGGAATAGTGAGATCAGGAACATTCGGCAAGAGCCTCAAACTGTCGAGCCTTGACGGCTTCCTTGGAAGCGTGACCATGGCTACCACTTTGAGCGCGCCGGCCATCGCGTTCCATGCCCTCCGAGGGGCAGGAAAGCTGGGAAAGCTGGCGATGTCCGCAACCAACGCTCCCTCCATGGGATATGGGAAGCGAGGCCTCGACTCCAACAACATGAACACTGACGGGTTGGTCCAATCCATGTACCGCCGGAGACGCTCCGGAGAATAAGGAAGCAAGATGCCGAACTATCCTTCCCCCGACGAGTTATACAACCAGGCAACCGACGATGATGAAAGCTATCTGCTTCACCAGTCGCCAATCAAGACAGTAGCCGACGCGCTGCGCACCAACGTAATAGATCCGCTCAACCCATATGCCCATCCGATCAAATTCCTCAGTGAATCTTCCATAATCCTACGCCGGTCCGCGATGAAGAGCGACGTCGTCTATGGAACATCTCTCAAGGAAGGATGGACGCCGTTCGGCCGCGGCGCAACTCCGCTGTTCGCTCCACTTATTGGCGGCTCCCGGGGTGTCAGAGGACAGGTAATACAACCTGGGGGAATGTCCACTCTCAAGAGCATGATAGAGCCGCTGGAAGGCCATCCCCTCACGCCTCTAAACGCCACCATCAAACAGAAAGTTGAGATGGCAGGTGGAAGGAAAGAATTCGCCCGCAGGATAAGGAAAGGGACAGTCCGGACGATGGGAAGTGGCAGCGACATGCCGGGTCTCTTCATGGGAGCGATGTTCGGAGCGACGGCAGCATATAACCGGGGCGAGGACCTATCTGGAATAGCCCAGGGTGCGGTCGGTGGAGCGTTCATGGGAACTCTCCTCTTCGGACGTGGCGGCGGAGTATCAGGCCTCCTCCGGCAGTTCGCAAAGACAGAGAAACTTGCCGGCAAGCTTGAGAAGTGGGCCCACGGAACAGGCGGATATCTCTTCACGGGCTTCGGCAATGAGTCACTTGTCAGGACCAGCGTGACTGGAGGCCCCAAGGGAAAGCGTATTGCAATGGGCGCCGAATACACAGGCACCGCCAACAAGGCACTGAATGAGCAGCTCGAGAAGTACGTGACCCACGTGGACGACCTGGTACGACACAGGGCACCAGCAACAATTCCGGAGGCAACAGACCTTACCAGGGCGAAGGCATATTTCGAGGAGACACAACGGGACTACAAGCATTACCGGAGCGGAACGGCATTCGAAAGGAACGAATCCCGTATAGCCATGGGCAATGCCAGGAAGCTGTATTCGACAGCGAGATCCGATTATCTCAGGGCATCAAGAAGTCCAATGGTCCTTGAAGAACAGATACGTGCCCACGTAACTGACACTTTCTCCCATGTCAAGCTGGATCCGGAGATGATCAAGGACTTGTATGGTATAGACGTGAAAGGATTGAGCAAGGCTTCGGCAGCTGCAGAAAGGTCGGCGCTATTCTCACGTGCAAACACGACCATCAAACGGCGAGGAAGGAAGGCGCTCCGGAAACAGGCTTTGTCGATCAACCCAGAAGAGATAGCCTCGGCAGTTGAAGGGACCCAGGGATTGAATGCTCCCCTCATAGAGGCCCTTACAAAGAAGGAACTTGGATCCATCCTGGCCCAGCGCGCAATCGCCGGCGGAGTGTTCGGTGGCCTTCTTGGTGGAGCAAACAAGGGAATGATATACAGATCGATTGCCGCCAGGCTGAAAGGGGGGTGGCGGGCATCCGGAACAGAGACGCTTATTGGTGATATCATGCGCGCACAGACCTTGGATAAGGCAGCCATGGGCTCGACCATAACTGGAATAGCCAAGGGTGAGCTGAAAGTTCCAGTGAGAGGCGGAGCAATAGGAGAAGCGGCATTTGGGAAGACTGCAACAAAGAACCTCATTACTAAAGGAATCGGAGGGATGTTCAACGCCAGGAAGATCGAGGGCATGATCGCGACCGGTACCCTGACCAATCTGATATGGGCTGGGACGGTCATAACTTTGGGCGCACAGGCAATCAAGGCTACAGTCACCACCGGTATTCGCGCGGCATCCGAGATAGCATCATCCCTGAACAGCATAACAAGGGTCCAATTCGGAACTGGCCGGGCATTCGAAAGCGAGCAGGCTAACACAGAACGGACACGGGCGATCGCTGCCATCAGCAACGCTGGTCTAAATGCACGTATGTACTTGGGCCGTGAGGCCGAACTCCTTTCACAATGAGGTAATATGAGATATTTCAAACGTCTAACTGACACTTACATTCCTATTAAGGGAGATCTCCGGAAGGCTTCTGGAATCTACAAGATCGCGAGTAAGATCGATTCACGGGTCTACATAGGAAGTTCGGTTAACATAGATAAACGTTATGCCGGACATTGCCGTAAGTTATCGTATGGCACTCATCATAATGCACATTTGCAAGCATTTGTCAACAAGTATGGTCCACAGAATCTGGAGTTCTCTATAGTAGAACTATGCGACAAACTCTCTCTTCAGGAAAGGGAGCAGTTTCATATTGATGCATTTGATGCATACAAACAAGGGTTCAATACTGCGCCAACTGCAACTAATACTACTGGTTATAAGTTCACCGAAGAACAGAGGAAGAATGTATCTAATGGTCTGAAGAATAGTGAGAAGATGAGACGGGCTAGATTGGTTACACAACCATATCAGACTAAGATATTGCAAGAATGGTGTAAGAACCATCAAGCAGAGCTTAGAACACATATGTTGACAGTCATTAAGGAATATAGATCTAAACCGGTCAGATGCTTGAATGATGGAAAGATCTATGAATCTGCCAGAGAAGCGGCAAGAGTATTAGGCTTACCTCATAGTTCTGTTCCCAAAGTAACCAATGGTATAATGTCACAGACACATGGTTACAGATTCGAATATGTCAAATCAAAGACCGAAGACGCCGAACTTATGGCGCAATAGGAGGCTAACATGAAATTCAAACTAGGCAAGAAAGCGTTCGTAGCGGATCACCGGGATCTCAAGATGATGACATACATGAGCCGGGCAAAGCTCCCAGACATACAGCCAGTCTCAACCCCATATCTTGCATACAAGGGAGACTGGGGAATGGCACTGAACGATCAGCTGGGAGACTGCGTGTGGGCCGGTGCCGCACATGAGCATATCATGTGGAACGCTGAAGTCTCCAAACCGGTGAACTTTCCGGATAGCAGCATCATCAAGGCATATCATGATGTCGCTGGTTACAACCCGGACGATCCCAATAGCGACAACGGAACCATAGTCCGTGACGCCATGGGATATCGCCAGAGGACTGGGTTAGTAGATGCCTCTGGGATTGTACACAAACTGAGCGCCTACCTGCAGATCAAACCCCAGAATATCGACGAGCTCAAGATGGCCGTAATGCTGTTCGACGCCGTTGGCATAGGGATTGACTTCCCTGATAGCGCCATGGACCAGGTTAACAAAGGCCTGCCTTGGACCGTTGTGGAAGGCGCCAAGAGCGACGGTGGACATTATGTTCCCATCGTAGGCTACGACCAGGACTGGATCTATTGCATCACATGGGGGCAGGTCCAGAAGATGTCCTACGAATTCTACATGGAATACAACGATGAGGCTTGGATCCCACTGTCTTCCGACTTCCTCAGTGTTGCCGGGAAGAGTCCTGAAGGGTTCGATATAGCCACTTTGAAGGCGGATCTGGCAGCAGTCAAGAACATGTAAATGGAGACAAGATGCTAGCAGGGCAAGAAGAAATACAGCAGCTCACAGTAGAGGAGCTGGATGAGATACACGGCCAGGTTCCTGATAGTGTATACCTACAGGCAACATACGCATCATATCCATCTGTATGGATAGAGGCCAACCTGAAGGATCCCAATAACCCAACCATGCCGTTCAAGGTCAGGGATTACCAGCTCGAGATCACTGATGACCATTCCCGCTTCAAGATACTCAGGATGAGCCGTCAGATAGGCAAGACATTGCTACTGGCGGCAATGGCCATCTGGAAAGCAATCTGCGTCCCGGGATCGAAGATCATAGTAACAACTCCAAGGGAATCACAGGTCAAGAATATCTTCGGCAAGATCAAGACACTTATAGCCAACGCCGATATCACAGTCAGGAGGATGAAGGTCAAGATCACCTCCACGCATCCTATGGCGGCAATCTTCACCAATGGATCCATTATTGAGGGATATACTGCGGCCAAGGCAACAGCCATAGCCGGTGGTTCCTCCATACGAGGTCAGTCCGCATCCGACCTGTTCATAGACGAGGCCGACTACATTGACGATGTTACAATGACCGACGATGTCATGCCGGTCATCTCGTCCTATAAGTTTCCCAGCATTTGGATGAGCTCCACGCCTACTGGACGGGTAGGGCCATTCTACAAGGAATGGTATTCGGGACGGTACAATACCTATCATTATACCTACAAGGTCAATCCTTCATTGAACGAGGAGATGGAAGCCAGGATCATGAGGTTGGACCGTTCATCCAGGGAGCACGAATACCTGGCAGAATGGGGAAGCAACGAAGCTGGTGTCTTCAGGACATCGGACATCGACATGATAGAGAAGGTCCATTCCAAGATAATCAAGGAAGGACAGCAGATGCGGAATTACTCATACCAGGACCAGGCTACGCTCATGGCCGGGGCCAAGTACCGTCTGGTAGGAGTGGACTGGAACAACACCAAAGGTACCAGGATAGTTGCTATCACGGTAGATGAGACGAACAAGATATGCATAGTCCATAAGGAGAGGATTCCCAAATCGGAGTTCGCCCAGCATGAGGCAATCGCCAAGATCCGGGACCTGGACAGGTGGTTCAACCCTAGTCATATCGCTGTCGATGTCGGCCATGGCGACATGCAGATAGAGGAACTAAGGCTATTGACTGTCCGGAACCCGATGGACCCTATCGGGAAGAAGATTGTCCCGGTGGAAACAGGAGGTATGATAACCATCCTGGACCCACTAACCATGGAGGAAAGGCAGACCTACGTGAAGAGCTTCGTGGTCAAGTCGGCAGTCAGGACCGTCGAACAGGGCATACTTACACTTCCCATGGAAGAGTTTATGAGCAATGACAAGAAGCAGATCGATACTAATGACCTCAGTATGGGTGACCAGATGAGGAACTATTATGTCGAGAAGATCAATGCCAGTGGCAGGGAGATATATGCATGCAAGAGCGACCATGATCTGGACGCTCTCATGTTCGCCATATATGCATATGTGACGGAGATCTTGCATCTCAATAACCTGTTTGACCTGCTTCCAAATACCACAGCGGTCACCGTCAGCCATGAAGTGATACAACGGGCAAGGGATCTGGCAACATCAGTACAGCCGAGGAATCCCGTTCCGACCAGGAGCATAAGCGCATTATTGTCCAACTCGCCGGTGAAGCGGATGAATGTTGTATCACGATCGCTCAATTTCGAGAGCATTAGATCAAGGAGAGGAAGATATGGCCGCTGATCTCAGACACCCGGAACTGGTGGAATTCATAACTGCAGTGGACAACGGTGCACTACAGAACGTCAAGCAGAACCAACAGGACCAGGAACAGTCCCGGTTGGCATTACAACTTGGAACCATTGCTCCCACAGAGGAGACTGATTTCCAGAAGAACACCAAGTTCCTGACTTCGTTCAGGGACAATACCACTATACCTGTAGCATCGTTCCTGGACATATTGAGGGCGTCCCGGACCATGGCTGACCAGGTTGCTGCCAGAGCTACAGCTATGGCACAGGCATTCGCACCTACCGCTCCGATCGTAGTTGATGGTCAGACTATCACTCCAGAACAGTTCCAGTGTTTCCTCCAGAAGGCAACTTACCAGAAGCCACCATCCCAGCCCCAGTCGGCTACGGACCTTGCTAGAGTCCAGGAAGAGGATGATCTGGCCAAGAAGGTTGCCGACAAAGCTGATCAGTTGCAGTCATCTTTCATGATCGACTTCGGACTGATGCTCCTTAAGCTGCTTCTCCGGATAGTCCTTAAGTTCGTCATCACCCTGATATTCAAACCCATATGCGCAATATTCGGAGCAGTAGACAGCTTCACCAAGGGACTCACCCACTTGCAGGACGATTTCAACAACGCATTCGGGAAGCTCTTCGGTATCTATCCCTGCCGGGACGTGTTCATTCTTGAGGATGAGATGAAGGCCAACGTGTTCAAACAGGCGCTTGCCGGACAGAAGGTACCCGAATCTGCATTCTTCGATTTCAGCGATGCGGCATACCAACAGCCCCAGGACTGTACTCCGGAAGCTTTGGCAGGAATGTCCCCAGCTGACCAGGCTCAGGCGCAGCAGATGGTTGCAAAGATACTGGCCCAGGAGACACAGCAACCGGGATTCAACAGTATCAAGGATGTGCTCAATGACAGGGGAACGTTCACGGGTATAGGCCAGACAAAGACGGACAATTCCAACGCTCCAGGAACCGGGGGATTTATCGAGATGACGGTCGGCGACAGGATCGCCGCGGGAGCAACAGAGTATAGTAACAACCTCACCAGGATGGAACACAAGGTATCCGATACGGTCGCCCAAGATCCGGCTGGGGTGATAGAGAAGCCGCTGTACGATATGGTCCTCAATATCAACAACGCACTCCAGTCGTTCGACGTTTCCTTAAGCAGTTTCACTGACATGAACATCAACACTCCAGGCGGGTCTTTCAGCCTGAAGAGCTTCATATGCTGCGCTCTCAGATTGTTATATACCCTGCTTGTCGTCGAGAATGACAAGCTCGATCCCGCCACCAAACAGAAGATCCAGGATTACATGGAGAAGGGAATAGGATACACCGCCGACACTAAGTTGAATGACATACTAGGACCTGATGCTATGCAGGAGATACAGGTCTTTGCCGCCCTATTCGATGCCGTCCTTGGCCGGCTCCTGGGAGATACATCCATTTCACTCAAGGTCACCAATATATCAGACTGGTTCAATATGTGCGTCTCCAACCTGATTGGGGACCTGATTGACGCCGGGGTGGAGAGCCTTAGCATGCTGTTCTCCACTGTAATGTCATACCTAGAGAAATATGTCGTCAGTCTCTACCTGAAATCTCCCACCATCCAGGAAGCTATCACGCTTTGTGAACCAGTGGACAAGATGTTCCAGATGGTCCTCTGTGGGATCAAGGAGCTGAAGCTGAAGATGTTCGACATGCTCGCCAACCAGTGGCGCAAGAACAACCAGAAGGCCATAGCCTTCGAGGCCATGTATGACATCAAGATGAACTACAAGAACGTGTCTCTGTTCAGCAAGCTATTGGAGATAGTCCTGAAGGCTGATGTGCGGCTCCGGAACGTTTGCGGACTGTCCACCCTGGCTAGCGCGGATGATGCATCCAAGGCTGTGGATTCCATCATGAATGACCTGGGCATACCTCCGGGGGCGCCTGGTACCAAGCCACCCACGGACTCCACTGGGAACCCTATTCCTCCGGATACCGTCAAGCTTCTGACAACCCCTGTATATGACCCCACCGTCCAGCTTGGGCCCGAACCTGACTATATCTGTACCCAGATGTTCCGGAAATCCAAGCATGGGGGCATGGAATTCAACGTTTCTACCAATAGGATGTACAACCCATATAAGGGCAAGAATGACGCTCCGACAACGTCTTTCGAGTCCCCAGCTATCAATAACCCTATGGGCAACTGCGCCAGGGATGTCAGCGACCTGATCAGGGAAATGACCCCCATAGTCGGCGGTATCAAGAAGGACGTACTTGGTTGACGCATAATATGGACTATACATATAATATGCGTAAGGATGTTGCATGAACAAGACTATCTTCCAAGCAATAGGCGACGGTATCCGCAACTGGCAGGCGGAACGCACCCTTAACCGGATGGATAAGCTTGTTGTCAGGCGGATAAACGATATAAGCAGAGGCAACGCCATAGTCGTGCGGGACGCCAAGGATGACAGCGGAAAGCTGTCGGCCGTCAAGCTGGCCAATCCCAAGAACCTTTCCATGAACAAGAGGCTCATAAGCTTCAACGGAATCTATGCCAACACCTGGAACATGCTCGACATGTACCATGCCTATACCTCGGAGGGATACCTCAAATACTCCGTTGACAGCTATACTGACAGTGCAATGAGGAATGGATACATCCTCAAATCCAAGAACGATATCGTCACCAAGTATCTGACCAAGCGCTTCAAGGAATTCGAGCTCATGAGCGGCATAACCAATCTCGAGCTCTTCAGGTCCATGTTCTTCAGCCTCCTCCTATACGGTAACATCTTCCTGGCCAAATTCAGGTCTGAGGACCAGTCTTCCGGAAAGGTCTATGACAGGATGGACGGGAAGACTATGAAGCCGATAGCTGCCATCTACCCCGAGGATTGTCGCAGGATCAGGATAGAGAAGGCACCGAACGACAGGAACTTCAGCTATGTCAGGATGCCATACTTCGGCCGCGGTCTGCGGCCTTTGAATACCTGGAACCTGGGTAACTCATACTTCGAACGCGACATTCCATATGGATCCAACAGCGGCACATTCAACCTCTTGAGGATGTATGGCCGCGCATACTCCTCCTTCAATGGCGAGGAGCAGGTGACTATCCGTGAGCATGATATGCTCCACATCAGGTACCATGCCGCGGTCGGTGAGAAGTGGGCCATGCCTCCTTTCCACCCGGCCCTGCAGGACATTGAGACACTGAGGCTAATAGAAGAGAACATAGAGCTTCTTATGTTCCAGTACGGACATCCCCTCTATCATATCGCAATCGGATCGGACAAGCTGAAGGGAACCCAGGAAGAGATCAATGACACTGTGGCCAAGCTCCAGGGTATGGAATCCAATGGGTTCCTGATTACGGACAACCGCCAGATCGTCAAGGTCATAGGAGCTGAGGGCCAAGCCCTCCGGGCCGAGGCATACCTCCAATACTTCAAGTCCAGGCTCTTCACCGAGCTTTGGCTCAGCACGGTTACCACGGGTCAGGACGGCGCTCCCAGGGCGACTGCAGATATCATTGACAAGGTGAAACAGGACAAGACTATCGAGATCCAGGCGGTCATCGGTGCAGAGATGCAGAAGCTACTCATAGAGCTTCTCCAGGAAGGCGGGGCACCAATAGACTGGATACTCAGGGATGAGAACCTTCCTTCCATAGAGTTCTATGAGGTCGACCTTGACAACAAGATCAAGCACGAGAACCACGTACTCAACCAGTTCAGCCAGGGAGTGATCAAGCGCGCTGAAGCTCGGTCTGAACTTGGTTATGATGATATGGGAGAGGACGAGGATGATACGTTCCCGATGATCCAGGCCAGGGCCAAACATGCGGAGATCCAGGCAAAGATGCAGGCTGCCGCCAATTCCTCGAAGTCGGCCATCCAATCGTCGAACCAGCACGGGACGAAGAGCGGACCCGGAAGGACTAAGAATAGCTAATCTTGACGTGAATATGCGACAAGACTACAATATTACTAGCTAGTTGGAGGATCTCTATGAAGATTCAGGAAACGATCGTGATGGATCGCTCACGCAGCGTCTATGTCAGCAAGGCTGGCAAGATCGAGGTGTTTGACGCTTCACAGGATGAACCGTTTCTTAAGCAGCTAGGGGAACAGCTGAAACAGCAGTTCAAGAAGCCCGTCCTGGTTAACGCTGTCGACTCCACCCACTATGGATTTATCAACTCCAACCACGCTTTCTACATGCCGGAGTACCTGGAAGCGAATGCCAAGACGTTCACTAGCCCCTACCCCAAAGCGGTAACCGTGAACCATAGCGATGATGTTAAGGATGTCATCGGCCGGGTACACAAAGCCGTGCCTGTAAGGTACCAGATGAAGGACGCCAAGGAGAGGGATAACCTCAAGAAACCCAAGGGACACATCACCGTCTACTCGGGAATCACTGATCCTGAAGCCATCCAGAAGATCATCGACCAGACCTATCTCACGACATCGATCAGGGCCAGGGGAATTCCGGAAGACATCAAGTGCTCCATCTGCGGCAAGAACCCGGTTCTCGACGAGGAATGCCGGCACCAGCGCGGGCAGATCTATGATACTGAGAACGGGAAGGAAGCCTGCTACTACAGGGTAGGCCGGCAGATCTACAAGGAATATTCGTTCGTAACGCATCCCGCGGATGATGACGCAGTCAACAAGGCGCACATCATGATCAACAACAGCGATGCGGAAGCGACGTGGGAGCCTATGGACTTCAGTAACGGCTCCCCACTCATGGAGATGAATTCCCTCTACAGCTTCTACATTGGTGACGGCTCCAACCCGGCAGCCACCTCTGTGATCAACCTGAGAGGGGAGAACATAGAATTGAAGGATTTCATGACCGATGGTACGCAGTGTGTAGGTGACTTCTGCAAGATTGCCAATTCAGGGACTGGTGATAATGCGGAGAAGCCCGACAATGCTGACCAGGGTCAAGCTTCCGGAAATGACGGAACCAAACCAGGACAGGACTGTGGATGCATCGACAAGCTTCTGCGCGACTATGCAACCCTTTCCATCCTTGAATCAGTGATCAAGGCAGGGCTGATGCCGGATCCCGAGTCGATCATCGATGAACTCGGGAACATTCCTATCTTTGACTTTGCGTCCATCAAGGACGCCGAATTCAAGGATCCGAAGGCTCTCCTAACCCTTATCACTGACAAGCTGGACGAACTAGAGGATGCTACGCTTTCCACAAAGAAACGCAAGAGCCTCCCTGAGTCCACGTTCTGTGGTCCGGGCAGGTCGTTCCCAGTACCCGATTGCGCCCATGTCACGGCGGCTCGCCGCCTGATCGGAAGGGCCAATTACTCCTCCGCTACCAAGTCATCGATACTGGCTTGCGTGAACGGAAAGGCTAAACGCATGGGATGCGACAGCAAGGACGAAGCCGAGCCAGTCGCTCAGCCCGTAGTCAAAGGAAGTATACCACAATCTACAATGGAGGCCGAACACATGTTCACATTTCAAACGAAAGATGAACTGCTCGGTTCAAGCATTGTCACAACGCTCGTTGGAAAGATGGAAGCGGAACACAAAGATAAGGAAACCGCACTCACATCCCGGATCGACGAACTCGAGAAGGACGTGAAGGCTACCCTCATCGATAAGATCGTGAACGCCACGATCGTCGCCAAACTCTCCAAAGCGAAGGCATACCTTGAAGCGACAGACGCAGCTGGCAAGGAGAAAGCCACTTCGAAGATGAAGGATGAGTACAAGGACCTGGAGATCAGTGCCTTGAAAGTCATCCTGAGCTTCGCGGAAGGCGAAGCCAGCAATGCGAAGGTGGATCCAGTGAATCAGAAACTGCAGGACGCGCTCGATACAGGCAAAGTCCCCGCAGCTCCCGCAGCACCGGCAGCCGCCCCAGCAGCAGACAACAAGGACGCGCAAGCTCCTGCAGGAGCAGCATCTGAAGCCGCAGCTGCCGCCACCGCAGGGGACGTCAACAACCCGACAGCAACTCCAGCAGCCGCCGCGCCAGCGGATGCAAACACTTCTGGTGTCCTCAAACTGATCACCAGAACACGCAAGTAAGCGTTCATACCATCCAGGAGGAAAACCAATGAACAACCTTAACTTTACAGGTACCGGCACATATCTGAACATCGATCAGAAGCAAATGGCTGACATTCTGCGCACAACGCAGGTCCGCTGGGGCTTCGAGATTTCAGATGGTGACCGGCCCGCAGATCCGATCATCTCCCATAAGGCTGCTCCTACGGTCCGTGTGATCAAGGATCAGTCCCTCATGAGGCGCCCGATCGCGATTCCCATCGGTTCGATCATCTCAGGCGTGCCCATCATGTCCAATCTGTTCTACCAGAGCTCTCTGATGAACAGTGCAGGCCTCACAAGTGGTTGGTACGCACCAGTACCGGTCTCTGGCGATGCTACCGCAAATGGCATGAATGCCGGATACGTAGCCAATGGCATCGGCCATAATGGCTCGGCACTGCAGAGCCCGATCGAAGATTCCATCGAAGGATACGGGAAACTGAATCTCGCAGCCGTTCTTGCCAATGGCGGAACGACAGTTTCAGACCCATATCACGCATACGACATAGCGGATTCGTCCGGTGCGTATTTCGACGAAACACCACGTCTTGACGTGCTCGGCAATGCCGTCACTACGAACTCCCGTTTCGTCCGTCCAGCCAACGTTCCCATCGGCGTTGTGACTGAAGACATCTATGTGGATGATCAGGGCAAGTTCCTGAACTTCACATCGAACACCATGCAGAAGTTCCGCTCGTTCGTGACCGACTGGTACGTGGAAGTCCCATACGTCGTACAGGAATATGACTCCAACCTCGCAACTCCCTCGAACTCGAACTGGAGTACAGGTGGCTCACCAAAGGCCGGCTACAATGCCATCAACGCATTGGGCATGCCCGTCCTGTTCGTCCCCACTCTCGCCAACCTTATCCAGGGAATCGGCGGAATGGTCAAGTCGGACATCACCGGCAAGTATTTGCTCGACATGACGTCGTTCCCAAATACTCCGACAACAGCACAGCATATCGCACGCCTCACGGCGGTCGATAACAAGTTCCCCAAGGATCTGACAGAGCTGATCATGGTTGTGAAAGACACCGGAGTCGGCGGAACCGACACTTTCGGTCTGCCTTTCAGGCTCTTCCTGCTCGCCAACACGATCCTGAAGAACCTCGTGTCCCCAGTCGCGTCTCCGACCTACGCCCAGATCTTGGATCTGGTCCAGAGCGGATACATCGGCGTTGCAAGACTCAACCTGCACGTCAGCTAAGTCTAACCAATCCCCAGGAGGAAACCAATGAATTTCACAGCAAATGATAAACTGGTGATGGAAAGAACGATCCGCGACATTATGGCAGGCGTCTCCTCATTCACAGACGAGAATGGTGAAAGCCATACTTACGATGTGAAGGACGTGCTCCGCAATGCCGACCTCGTTCCCCTCACACAGGAAACCATCAGCAGAATCATGGTTGACGAGATCGAGCCCGACTCTGTCATCTATGACACCCTGTTCACGGAAATCGGCGTCACACGCGGCGGAACCTTCCAGTTCACGTCCACGGGCGAGCTGGTTGCCGGTCCAGTCGGTGAAGACGGCGAATATCCGGAAACGAACTTCGCCTTCGGAATCCAGGGCTATCGTATCATGGCACAAGTCCAGAAGTACGGTCTCGCAGTCCGAATCGCACAGGATGTCCTAGAGGATAATCTTATCGATGTGGTCGGAATGTGGCTCCGGAAGGCCAGGAACGCTCTCGTGCGCAACAGGGAGAAGATGGCCTGGGACGAAGTCAAGAAGTACGGTACCATCGAGTACAACAACGCAGCTCCGACGACTTCCCCCAAGGTCAGGACAACTACTGGCCGCGGAATCGACGGAGTCCAGAACGGAACGCTTTCCCTCAACGATCTCCTGGAGCTCTATACCCAGGCGATGATCGACGGCTACAACCTGGACACCCTGATCATGCACCCCTTTGCATGGCAGATGTTCATGGTCGACCCGGAGATGAAGGAAATTATCCTGAACAACAACACTGTCGTGACCTTCAGGCCGCCACAGGGTGGGTTGTTCACCCGCATGAAAGTCCTCGAAGGCCCGAACGGCCTCGGACTGACATACGGTAAGGGCCAAGGTAACCCGATGATGGATCCTTCCACCGGGAAGCTCTTCCCTGATCCTTTCGTCCGCACAATGATGGCGCTGGGTGCACAGATGCAGATCAAACCACACGTGTGGCCAACCCCGCTCACCATCATCGTCTCCCCCTTCGTGCCTATCAAGGCAGTCGGTAACAACTACGTCACCGACATGGTCTTCGCGGAGGCCGGGGAATGCGGAGTCGTGTTCAGGAAAGACGATCCGATCGTCGAGCAGTTCGACCTCGCCCAGAAGGAACAGGTCATGATCCGCATGAAGGAGTCATTCGGCATGGGTGTCATGAACCAAGGCAAGGCCATCAGGATCGCGAAGAATATCGTCGTGGACAGGAACTATGTGTTCCAGAACATGAACGCTATCCAGCTCAACCCGCTCACGCGCTACTCAGCGCTGTCCGGCGCTGGCGCGAACGTTTACACCGGCTCCGCGAACGGAGTAGGGTAATCGTCAGTCGAGTAACAATAACGGTCAAAGGGGGAGCAGCAATGCTCCCCCAATGGCTATAATAAAGGAGATAAGATATGTCCAAAGAAGCCAAAGAGAAGCAGTCAGCCGGCATCTATTTCACTCTGGGTTCGAGGCGCGCGATGTGGTCGTCATTCGACGGTTCCATCGGTCTCTCGATATTCCCGAACGACAAAGGCAAGGCCAGGACCACCGGATTCGTAGCTCTTGATGACGCTGTCAATTATGACCTCGTCATGAACAGCATCAGGACCGGGGAGCTCCGGAAGCTCGACGGGCCGCCCCTGCACTCGGAAGTCAAGGTCGAAATGGTCGACGTGACCAACAGGCAGGACAACAACTTCAAGGCCATGGACCAGGCCACGAAGCTCGTGAAACTAGGAGCCGAACAGGCGCTCAAGGCGATAGAGCAGATAGGCGATCCCGAGATCATTTCCCATGCAATCACCCTTGAGTCAAGCGGAAAGAATTCGGTGCGCAAGAAGAGAGAGACAATCCTTGCGGCACTCAAAAGCAGACTGGAGAAAGTGCGCGTTATGACCACATATACCGAGTCCGACGGGAAGATCGACGCAACTGTCGATGAGAACGGGCTGGCTCGGGGCACGGTGTTCGAACCGACAGTGAAGGACAACTAAGGAAGACTTAATGGCAACTGTAATGCAACTCATGGGTAGCGTCCCAATGGATCAGCAAAGCAACGTGCTGATCGACGCTGACATCGTTGTAACCTTTGACCGGTCACTGGCACCTTTGACGGTCAATCCAGCTACAGTCCGCCTCTATGGGATGCCAGGGTATTCCGGCGTCCACTACACTGTCCAAGTCGACCCCCTTAATGACAAGCAATTCGTGGTTCAACCGAGCGGATCACTGAATCCCAGTACATCCTACCAGCTGATGATATTCGGTGACTACAACGTCATGGATAGCATACTGACAGGAGTACAGAGCAAGGATGGGTCCGTTCTTGACAAGAACCAGATAATCAACTTCGGAACCGGCACGAAGAGCAGCCTGGACATAGTAGTCCAGCCGGTAATAGACGTGGGATCCACCACGATCAACGAGTACGGCAACATCGGTCCCGACATCGCCTTCGTCAATGTGATGTCCACGGATCCAATCGACGAATCACGTCTGATGAGCCAGCTGAACGAAATCACGGTTAGGTTCGACCAGAACGTGTCGATTTCCGCGGATGCACTGTCGATCACGAGCGAGAGACTGGACCATCCACTCGGTGTTCCCGTAGATGTCCCTGTCGTAGGCACACCAGTTGTCCAGAATGACTACGTATCCTGGCCGATGAGTGGCGACCTTTTCATGAATACGCTTTACACGGTCAAGCTGAAGGCCAACAAGGTTACCTCGAAGAATGATGCTACAATGCATCTTCCCGAGGACTATCTGTTTACCTTCACATCGCCGTTTGATCCGTATCTCACGACCCCGCATCAGGTAAGGATGCGCGGAGGGTTCCTTGTAAAGGGGCTGTCCGATACGCTGATAGACCGGTATATATTGCAGGAATCAAATGACGTACTCTATACGACAGCCATCCCGGGGATATCCGGAGAACCGTCCAGGGATGTGCAGAAGCTGACAACATGCTTGACAGTGAAGGAGATTGCGCGGAGCATAACGATCGGCGCACTCTTCGGTGTCACATCAAGGCAGCTGGCTGACCTGACCATTGCCTATGATTCATATCGAGTTGATCGCCCCCTCGAAGAACTCGATCTGTGCATAGACCAGGCATTACGCAATTTGGGTGTCCCACGAGGCGCTACGACTGGAGTCAAATCCCAGTACGCAACGCAGCGCAAGTACCCGAACGCGCGCAGAGCCGTCTTTATCCCATCGGTCGGAAGTCTGCGGTATGCAAGCGAAGTCTTCAGACGTCCTTAATGAGGCGTTTGGGGGCGCTGCTGGCTGGGATATGGAGACTGAGCTCCGGTACATGCTTACCGGGGAATGGGGCCATTGGGGCATACTGAGGTCCTTCGATCTCACTAAGAAGAGCAAATGGTGGAATCCGCAGACCGGCGAGGCGATCAATGGTCCGCAATGGGAGTACAAGGATTACCTCGTAAGGCTCAGGAGAGTATACGAGCCGATCATCGATCCACACCCTTCAACTCATATGGGAGTGGAAGCGTACTACCCGGACTCGTTCTTCGTGGCAAGCAACGTGCGGCCCAAGAGCGAGGACAACATATTCGAGATAGCTGAGGCAGAATGGTCGAAGGTGCCAAGAGTGGCCCACGTCCTGTATCAGCACCAGATCAAGCTTCCGGACTACAAGAGGGACGGTAAGCTGATCTACACGAGGTGTTACGTCGTACTCAAGTCGGCGATCAACGACCAGTCCATCCACGATCCGCAGACACTGGATACGTCGTTGGCTAGCCTATTGAAATGGAGATACATATGAACGAGAAGAGACTATACAAGACAGCGGATATCACGCTGGCCGCGTCCCTCATATTCAAAGGTATGAAGGTCGTAGGAGTTGAAGAGATCCCGGAGAAGAAGCGCCACGAGATCTACAGGTTCATCCTCGAAGATTGCGATGAACGCTCGAAGTGGGTTCTGGACTATACTTCGAATGGCCTGCTCGTGGAACCGAAGGCGTTCATGGCGAACGTCCGGGGCCTCAAACAGATGATCAAGGACCACAAGAGTCCCGAGGAGCAGTAATGCTTCTACAGGTAGCGAACCACCGCAAGTACTACTATGAGATCACTGATTTCATCAAGCTTGTGGGGTTCATTATAGAAGCATACAATAATCGGCTTCCCCATGACCAGGTCAAGGAGAAGAAGATACTGTATGCCACAGACTATAACGACGTGGTGATGGACGAGACCACCATCAATTCGGCTACGCTGGGGACCCGGCCCCAGAACATAGTGGTCTACAGCATTCCCCGGCGGGAGAACGGTACTCTAGGCGAGAACCAGTTCGGCTCCCCGAGGGATGTGAGGGCAAAGCCCAGAGAGGAGATTAAAGTAACCAACCCTGACGGTACAACCAAGATTGTAACCATCATGGGAAAGTACTATGATAACATAGTTAGGTTCGAGTGCTTCGCTCCTTCAGAGGACCAAGTTCATGACCTGACTATGAGAATGGAGAACATGCTGGAAGTTCATGCTCCCTGGCTTGAATGGCTCGGCATCAACCGAATCCTCTATGGAGGACGTGCAATCCCTGGATTCAACTCGAGGACGTTGTATCACGTTCATGGGTTCCAGATGTACGTCAGAACGGAGCATCTATGGTATCGCGAGGACACAGTTATCAACGACGTCCAGCTGGAAGTCGCTGATATTTGGCAATCCTATGTCCAATCGATAAATGCTCCATCAGGCGGATAGGATTGAGAATAGACAGAACCTAATATGGAGGACATACATGGCAACAGACCTTTACCCCAATGTAAACAGCGTTGTCTCCAACATCATTGAAGAGGACGTGAAAGAGCAGGCTGTGCCGCCATCACCGAATGCGATACTCATCTTCGGGACAGCAACTCAGGGGAATCTCTATAGCCCGACCCGCGTTGATACATCAACTATCACCGACCTGTTCGGGACAGTGCCCAACGACCCGTACTACAATACGTCGCTGGTCAAGGGATTCTATGAGATCAAGCAGACCATCCAGAACGCTGAAGTCATCGCAGTCAGAATCGGTGCGGCGAAACGAGCGGCACTTGCCCTCTACGAGACCAGGAGAGGTTCCGGCGAATACGCCCCCTTCTCCAACTCGGTCGACACCCCTTCGATATCGTTCGAAGCCAAGGCAGACGGTCCGGCAGGCAATAACATCTTCGTAACCGTCATCGGCAATCCTAGCGGGGAGCCGGTGAAGATGGAGATCGAAGATGCCAACACGGGCGTAACAGTCGATTACGACCTTTCCATGGACGGCAGCGTCCCTGGTGCCTATAGCAGGGTCTCATCCCTTGCCCAGGCCATCAATGCGAATAGCGATCTCAATACCGTCCTGAAGGCCACGCCAAACGTGATCGCAGGATCGTATAACATCACGATAACGCAGATGGCGGGATCTCCGAGCGGCAGCACACTGATCAACACCTCGTATCAGCTCAATCCTGGAGTCAGCGCTGGGGACAATATCCTCAACTTCACTTCAGTGTTCAGCAACGGTTCCTATACCGATTCTGCCAGCGTGGCAGGCGGAACTACTTCCGCCATCCTCGCCCAGACCCCGGTGAAGGTATCCGATGTGAACGTTGATACGATCACATCGTTCTACTCCATTGTCCAGAATGAGGTCCTCATCGGACCAGTCGTTCCCGGCCAGTCAGGAGTCCAGAACGCAACCGTCGTAGGAACAGCGGGTCTCACGGGGATAGACAACACTACCCTCAAGGACTTCGTCCTATACCGCACCAGTGCAGTGAATGGCCAGACTACGGTAGTGTCCGGCGCCAACTACACTATCAGCGGGCTTTCCTTGACGATCAACGCAGGAGTCATCAACCCCCATGGTGATGATGCCGACGTCGGCGACGTATACTTCGCCAACTACAAGTTCTCGACCACTTTCGCGGAATCCAAGACCAGGAGCGGAATCCAGGCAGGAGATCGGTACAGCTACTTCGTGGCTGGAAACACGATCACTTTCGGAGCCGCGCAGGTCTACAGTCTTGAACTTGATTACTCGACTCAGACCCAGTTCACCATCCCAGGGGACGTGCAGATAACTGACGCTGCCAACAACATCGTCAAGTTCGTCAACCCGCCCAACTACCCGGCGATCGGTGACACAATCACAGTCGAATACCTCTACGAACCTGAGCTCCCAATGGTGACGGGCGGAAGCCTGAAGTCAGGGGAAGTCCAGGCAGGACAGCTCTCCGGTGGAGACGATGGCCGCAGGATGACCACTGCCGCGTACTACAACGAACTCATCAAAGGGTTCGCAGGTGCCGACAACATCCCGTGCCGTCTCGTCGTTCCCCAGGGCGTCTATCTCGATGATACAATGGAAGGCATCGACTACGAGACCGGAATGCCGGTCACGACCAATGCCCAGTTCCATCTCAAACTCATTGACTTCATCAAGCGGAAGTCCCAGTATGTCTCTGAGTGCGAGGGTATCATCAGCACCCGTCCCCTTTCTGCCACCAACCCGGCTAACCCCTCGGTCACGGAGAAAGAGAACTGGTACAACAGTCTCGTGACTGTCTCCTCGGTCGATACTACCCGCGCTGCCAATGTGATGAATGCGGTGGACGATTTCCACCTTGTTGTCACTGCTGGCGACATGGTAGGATCGCTCCCTCAGGTTCTCGGCGGACGCTCCTACGTCCCGAACTCCGCAAACGTGTTCGCGGCCATGAAGTACGCCCATGACAACCTCTCAGCGATGATCAACAAGAGGGTACCTGCAACCTGGATCACCGGGCTCATCTATCCTATCATCACATCCGACCGTATCAACGCAGTCAATGGCATGCGCTACACGCTGTTCACGAACCACGCGTTCGACGGTTCGATCATCATCGCAGACGCACCGACAGCGGCCCGTCCAGCATCCCAGTTCACGCGCCAGTATGTCGTCGACATCATCTTCGAAGCGGTCAACGCAGTCCGTCAGGTGCTCGATCCGTTCATCGGACAGCCCAATACGAACGCGACCCGCCAGGCGATGGAAACGACTGCCAAGATCGTGCTCCAGGCGATGTCACCTGCCAAACTGCAGGCACTTGACGTCCAGGTCGCTCCGACAGGCTCGGCAATCTCCGGTACGACTACGGTCAAACTGCTCCTCACCACGGCGGTGGAAGTCAGGAAGATCGCCCTCGAGACCAGGGTGCGCCTCGGTCAGTAAGAAACCCAAATCATCCCGGGGGACGACTCCCGGGATAGATCTATAAACCAGCAAGGAGAACAACATGGCAGTTGACACAAGTGCATATAGCTCTTTCTCGGGGATCGATATCCTCGCAGTTGTGGCTGACACGGTCATCGCCACGTTACAGGGCGTTTCATACTCTGTGACGAGGGAAAAGGCACCCGTCTACACATTCGGGTCCGCCAATCCCCGCAGCTTCTCACGCGGCAAGCGCGGTCTCGCAGGTTCCATGATATTCACGCTGTTCGACAGATCAGCGCTGTATCAGATCATGCGCGACACCAGCGGCCGTTTCGATTATTACGCTCATATCCATGAGCCGGCAACAATCGATACGAACGTCAGCGTGTGGGACTGGGCACAGGCATACCAGAAGGACCTGACATCAGGCACCGGTATCCAGACCATCAAGAGGCATGCCGAATATGCCGACCAGATCATGCCCTTCAACATCACTCTCATCGCCCAGAACGAATATGGACTGTCCGCGTGGATGTCCATCGTCGGCGTCGAGATCCTGAACGAAGGCGGGGGTCTGTCGGTTGACGACATCACCAATGAGGAACAGATGACGTACGTGGCGAAAGCCAAGACGGCATGGGTTCCTTGGATGCCAGACGGCGACAAGAACATCAACGCCACTACTGGCAACTTCTACACCGGCATGGGCGCGAATGCTTCCGGCACGTCGACCATCTTCCCGTTCCCGAGCGGGGGTACTGTAGACCAGTACATCAATTGGGCCGGCCTGAGCGGTCAGACCGGAGTGTAAGGCACATCACGGAAAGGGGCGCCTTAATGGGCGCCCTTTTCACTTCTGGAGCAAACTGTGCTTAAGCTGAGCCTGCTAAATCTAGCACTGATGAGCGCCAATAACCCTAGTGACTTCGACGCGTTGATCAACAATGCGGGATATAGGGAAGCGATCATCAACACTTTCAAGGCGTATGCTCCCACTACGTCCAATACTGCATCCACGTCAATAAACAAGAGTTACGTCACTAGTTTCATAGTCGCAGGGATGGCGGCATCAAACGCCAACGCCGTGACCACGGCTATCAATAACCAGATCCTTCTCATGACCAACGAGGCTAGCGACAAGACCCTTATCCTGCAGAAGGGGTTGCCGTTCGACCGCCAGACTACGGAGATCCGCAAGCTCTTCCAGATCCTGGTGAACTTCGGCCAGACGCTCAATCCAAAGACAGACCTTGACATATACGTCAATAATATGGACAAGATATTCGTCGACCTGAGCTATGCCGAAATGAAGGCCCTGGACGGATCATCGCTGTCGGCATTGAGCGCAGCCGGATCGGATATCAGCAAGGAACAGGCAGTCAACCTCACAGGCCAATTCGTGGCCATGAACGGCAAGATGATAAACAACGAGCTGCCGACCTATACCGGCGTGGACATGCAGATCATCGTCATGACGCCGAACATCATAACGGAATTATTCACAGTAACGACACTGACATACTCCCTACACTCATCGGTAGCCCCGGTGAAGGTGCTTGGAAGGTCCGGACCCAAGGGATTCGCCTACGGGGATAGGACAGTTGCTGGTTCCATCATAGCAACCATTTCCAGGCAGGACACGTTCATGGATATGCAGCCCGGGCTGTATACCGGAGAGACAGATGCTATCCGATCCACCCATGACCTCTACAAGCCTTTCCTGCTCCCTGACCAGCTGCCACTGATGGACATTGTCCTGACGTTCCAGAACGAATATGGGGATGCATCGGCTATGAGCATCTATGGGATCAAGCTGACGGATATGGGCCAGGTCATCTCGATGTCGGACTCAATCATGGAAGTCCAGTATACGTACATAGCCCTGGATATCACTCCCCTCCGCGCGACCAGGTCAGTAAAGACAGACGCAAAGGGTAATGTGATAGGATCGACGATCGAGGTAAACGACAACGAATATCTGATGATGAGGAATAGGGTCCTTAACGGTATGAGCATGAACCGTAGCCCGTTCGAAGTTGCCACGATGTACAACGAGCTGATGGGGGTCATGCAACAGGTCGACTACATGACCCAGCGCAGGAATACGACTGAGAAGTGGGGACTGGGCCTTCGCGGAGTGGCACGGACTGATATAGCAAGGAACCAGTCCTCGAACCAATCGCAATAAGGAAGAACAGATGGCAATGAAGAAGATAGAAGATCTCCTCCAAGAGGACTTCGAGACATACTATACTGGCGCCAATGTCGACGTCTTCATAAACAACGTCTACGTCGATGAAGTTGCCATGCTTGGCTGGAATGCAGTCATCAACTCCGCGCCATTATATGCATATAACAATGAACTATTCAATGATATCGCTCCCGGAGTCTTCAGGGTAGAGGGCAAGCTCGTCCTCAACTATAAGATGACCGGCTACCTTGAGTACATACTGCTCAAGGGCGACAAGATGATCAACAACGTTACCGGTACCAACCTGGCGCCGTTGGCCCAGGGCAACTATAGCATTGAGCAGACGCCCAAGCTGGGACAGCCCGGACTTGACACCAAGTACGGTATCAACCAGTACGGGGACGTGCAGTTCACCCGGGACCGGACAGTCATGGACCGCGTCATATTCGACAGGAACGCAGCTGGTGTGACTGCCGATGAGATTGACCAGGTCAAGCGTAGGATGAAGGAGTACATCTGGCAGGGCAAGAACGGCGGGGCAGCGAACGATCCAATGAGCCCGGATACCCTCCGTAACGCGCTGCGCAAGAGATACTTCGATATGCTGATCGTCTATGGCAATCCCAACAGCTCCAACTATACGATGCACTCGATCGTGGACATCAAGGTCCTGAACGTCGAGACCAGCCTGGCAAACGATGGGACTCCTGTCCAGGAGATATACACGTTCATCGCCAGGGATATTGACCAGCCTATGCTCAACATCCGTCAGGATCCGGGATTCGACGTCAACGGATTCAAGCCATTCCAGCCGACGCCCAGGGCGTTCCTGGACTATCTTAAGACCCTCATGGAGAAGTACTACCAGCAGGATATCATTGATCCGTGGATAGACCTATCCAAGCGCACGCCGTTCCAGATGCAACCCATCACGTCTTCGAACCAGGCCATAGACGGTAGGTTCCCGGTTGGCTTCGTCGCGGTCGATAGCCAGAACACAGTTAAGAACGTCTCCTTCCTTCCGAACACGACGGATCCGACACCCTTGAACCTAGCTGTATTCATGACGGATAAGCAACCATCGCAGCTCAACGTAGGCATAACACCGAAGGCTCCACAGAGGATAACTGTCCAGTATGCCGAGACTGGCTTGGACGGAATCCTATACCAGCCAGGGAAGGATCTGCAGACGGCCTATTTCAACGTCCCATATATCAACCAGCCGACATCCATACTGGATCCCACGCTGGTTCCCCACATCTACCATGGAACATCTCTATTACCAGCGGACCGGAACTCCATGCTCACAAGTCTTGTCAGGAGTATCCTACACAAGACAGACGAGGAGATGGCCATACGTCCGTTCAGCGGTTCAGACCTATACTCCATGGCCAAGACAGTCTCCCCAACAAGCGTCTCATTCGAGCAGGATCCGGTAGATGTCGACTACGCTTATACTGATCTATCGAATAGCTCCGAGTTCACCGTCCATAACACTGATACAAGGGTCGATACCGGCAACACGAGCTTCAATCTGCACGCGAACAACATGCTGCAGGATATGGGAATCAAGTCGCAGCTGACGCTGAATGCCGACTACAGCGGCAGTCCATTATCGGCGTCTGATAATACTTACATGGTCAAGTTCGGTGAAGCTTCGCCTGGATATGTTGATAGGCCGTCGTTCATCCCTGACGGCGTACCACCGATGATCCTGGTAGCCAACGTGGACGGAACTGGGAAGCTTATAACGTACTCGGATACTGCATACAAGTCCACGAACATGGACATAGTCCTGCATCCCCAGGCGATACCGGAACTCATCAACCTTCAGGCATATAGCAAGCAGCTCGATTCGTTTGTGTTCGCGTCATTCCTCGTTGGTCATCCAACTGTGGCAGAGGCTGATGCGTTCGTGAATAACTGGACAATGGATACAGACCAGGCTGGGCTCACATCCCTGATCCAGATGATAAACCCATTGTCCGGGGGCAACCGGTGCTTTGATGAATTTGTGAAGAATGATATAGTCACGATCAACGATAAATACAGGGGAGTATATGCTGAACCATGGGATGTAGTTTCATGGTTTGAGCAGGAGGTAATAACCCCTATCAGAGATATCATCAACGATTTCAGGGATCTTGGCCATA